CTCTTCAGTCGCGCGCGAGCGACTCGCCGACGTCCTGCAGACGCTTGGCGAACTCGCGCGCCTCCTTCTTCGTGTCGAACGTCACGACCGGCGGCGCCGGCGAGCCGCCCTGCTCTTCAGTGAGCAGCGCGCCGGATTCGGTCGACTCGTCGTACTCTTCAATCTCGATCCACACGTTGTAGGTCTTGCTCATCGGATGCCCTCGACAATCTCGGCGACGCGTTCGGCGAACAGCGTCATCGGGTGATAGCTGGTCGCGACGTCGAGGTACGGCACGAGCACCGCCGTCAACGCCGCCACGAACAGCACGAACTGCAATACGGTCCTCATGTCTGCCTCCCTGCGGCCCGCAGCACCCTCGCGACGAGCGCGGGATCCACGGGCCAGAGTCCTTGATGTCCCCGACACTCGATCGGCGGCACCGGCCGGACGTCGACGAGCCGCCACGCGAAGCGGCCGGGCCGGTAGTCGCCGAGTTCCCGCTCGACGGGGTCGAGCTGCGTCAACGTCTCGACGGGCACGACGTCGACCAGCTCGGCCACGGCGACGATCGCGCGCCGGGGCAGGTCCCCGACGCGGGGCCGCTTGGCCGCGTGGATCGCGAGCAGTCCGCGATACCACGTCGGCCAGGTGCGGGTCTCGATGCGCTTGCGACGGTCGACGATCATCGACGCGTATGGTTGATGGATCGTCAGGGCGTACAGCTTCACGCTTGCCTCCAGTCCCGCCGCCCGAAGAGATCACGCACGATCCGGATCGCCGCGCGACGCGTGAACCCGTCGAAGCGGTCAGACTTCAGGCCGGCGTCGAGCGCGTCTTCGATGCCCTCGACGAGCCAGTCCGGCACGTCGAGTTCGTCGAGGTCGACAGCGAACTTGCCCGACGACTGCAGCGCCTCGATGAAGTCATCGTCGTCGGTGATGTCGGCGCCGTCGATCTCGGCGGCTTCCTTCGCCTCGTCGACGTAGTCGCTGTTTGCGCGCAGCGTGCCCATCGCGTCGGCACGCGACTTGTGCAGCGAGATCATGCTGACGTCGCCGCGGTCGACGGTGTGCAGCACGCAGATCGTGTGGAGCGGTGCGGGTGTCTGATTCGGCATGTGTCCTTCTCCCTTCACTTCGTCAAACGGAACGCGATGCGGCCCATCTTGCCGACCGGCAGACTCGCGAAGAGCTGCCGGTTGTCGACGTTGAGCGCGTCGTAGACCTTGACGATCGCGCTGGCGGTGAACAGGTCGACCATCACGCCGTCGATCTTCGCGTAGGTCTTGCGATCGACGATGCGACGGACGGCCGCGATGCGCTGCTCGGGCGTCGCGGGCATCGTGACCTCGGTGCCCTCGACACGCGTGCGGGTCGGCTCGATGCGGCGCGTCACGAGCGCACCGCCCGCACTTGTCGCCGGTCAGGCGCGGCCGCGATGGTGCCGTGCTCGACCTCGAACCCCTTGTACGCGTCGAGGATGAGATCGCGGATGCCGTCGGTCGCGCACTCGCGCGTGCCGTTCGGCCGGAGCAGCGCGAACGATCGCGCCTCGCCGTTGACCTTGTAGGTCCGCGCGGGGAAGGTCACGTTCCGCCGCTGGCCGCGCGACTCCCACACCGCGAACCCGCACAGCTTGAGACCGGCGAGCGCGCCTTCCTCGAAGTGGATCTCAGCGTCGGCCAGCTTGCCGACGACCTTGCCGTCTGCGATGAACTTGATAACCATGTGTCGTTCTCCCTTCGTTTCCGATGTTGACGGTGGACGGTGACGCGCGCGGTCAGTCGACGCGCGTCTCGTGCAGATGCCGCAGTCGGTAGACGATCACCGACATCGTGACCGTGACGCCGGCGACGAGGCCGAGCAGCGTGCCCACGCCGATGAGTCGGATGTATTCGACGATCGGCAGCGATTCGAGCGGATTCGATGGCATGACGTGTTCTCCCTTTCGTGACGGTTGACGGTTGACTACTCTTCGCGACGCGCCGAGCGTCGCACGGGCGGCCGCGTCTCGTGACGACGCACGAGCATGTGGCCGCGCCAATCCAGCCGCCGATACGTCCGGCGGAACGTGCGCCGGAACATCCACACCGACCAGCGGCACGCTTGCAGCTCCGACCGGCCGAACAGGTGATGCGCGAACTCGTGCAGCGCGGTCACGATCGACAGGTTCGACGGATTCAACGTGATGACCTGCGTGTGCAGGTTGTACGAGTCGCCGAAGAACGACACCGACGAGAACTCGATGCCGCCGAGCGGCTTGCGATAGACGACCGACAGTCGGGTCAAGAGCGCGCGCAGTGCGTCCGGGGTCCGACGTCGGCCGCGGAACTCGCGCTTCCACGCGCGCACGACGCGGACGGCCGCCGCGCGGTGCCGGATGCGACGCTTCAGGATCCGAGACTTCGACGGGTAGAGACTGGTCATCGGCCCCTCCGATTCGCCTTCACGCGACGCGCGATGTCTTCCCACGTCTTCACCGCCGGCGACCGCTTGAACAGCTCCGGCTGCGTCGGCAGCTTCGTCTTCGCCTTCGACGTCTTGACGCGTAGCGTCTCGTCGACCGTGCGGGTCATCCAGCACGGATCGGCGGCCGCGTAGCTGTCGAACCCGAAGCGATTGCTCGCCCAGATTCCCGGCTTCAGCGTCGACCAGCCGCTGCCGAGTCGACGGATCCCGCGCGGGGTCAGCAGGACGAGGCGCTGCGTGTCGGGCACGGTCTCTTCGAGCACGTCGATCCCGTAGTTCGATCCGATGAAGGACATGGCGACGGAGTCGGACCACGGACCCGGCTCTGCGTCGATGTAGTCGATCCACGCGGACCACGTCCCGTTGTGGAAGAGCACGCCCTTCGGCGACGACCCCTGCAGACGCAGCCGACTGCCGCGCTTGTCGAGCGGGAACGGGTGACACAGCTCCGGACACACGCGGCCGATGCTCGCGATGCGCGCGTGGAACACGTACGGCAGCGGAACCGACGCGGCCAGCTCCTTCGCGCGCGCGATCGTGATGTCCTTCTCGAAGCGCACGGTCTGGCCCGCGATCCACGCGAAGCCGTTGCCGTGCGGGTTCGTGCGCACTGCGCGCTCGATCATGTCGACGGACAGTCGACGCTTTTCAGCTGTGAGAATGACGCACATGATTAGGACCCCTTCCGATCGATCGGTTGAATGCGAACCCGCGCGCTCGCGGGCGGTGTATGACGCGCGCAGCGCAGCCACGCGGTTTCGGTCTGTCCCTTCGCGTCGAGGAACTCGACGACGTTGATCGCGAAGTCCCGGCACTGCCGCGGTCCCAGTGAGCACGTGACGACGTAGCGCGGACGCGGACGCGGGGTCATTCCGCACCCCCCGTCCGGCGACGCTTGTCGTACTGCTTCGCCATCTTGCGCAGCATCTTGATCAGCTCGCGCATCCGGCTCGGGTCGATGACGCCGACCGGAGTGCGGCCGTTCGGCGGAGTCTTCGCGCGCCATACCAAGTGGTGCAGCAGCGTCGACATCGCGAACTGTCCGTCACCGGCCGTCGCGCTGCGCTTGCGCGCGATCGCGGCGATGTCGAACGGAAGCGCGCGGCTATTGTCGAGCGCGCGGCAGACCAGTCCGAGGCACAGCTGCACGTAGGCAAGAATCTTGACGATGTTGAGCGTCCCGGCGAACACGCGGAACTCGACGCGGCGACCGCGTCCCATTTCGTTCACGTGCTGCAGGTTGATCACGTGGTAGCGCGAGAACCGCGCGGGGTCGACTTGCCCGCCCTCAAACCCGCGATAGTCGAGCGCGATTGACGAGCAGTAGTGGTTCGCATCGCGCGACGTCGTGCCGGTCGACGCGAAGAGCGCGCGCTCGAAGTGCGCGACGAGACAAACCAGACGACGCAGCTGATCAGGATTGCCGGTCCAGCCGATGTTGACGTGAAACCCCGTCGACCGATTGACGGCGGCTCCCATGACGTTCAACGTCTCGATCATCTGCTCGATGCTGCGCAGTCCGGCGAGACCAGACATCACCGGCGAGACGACCTCGCACGCGACATGCGAGCGGCTCGGTTGAATGCTGGCGTCCGATTCCGCTGTCCAGCCCTGATGTCCGGGAATGGCGACGCCGCGATGGTAGCCGCCGATTCTCCAGCCGCGCGCGGTCAGTGTGTCGTACGGGATCGTGCACTCGATCTCGACTCCGAAGCTCAATGTGTTGACGTCTGTTTTCCTCATGTCCTTCTCCCTTATGGTCAGAATCAAACAAGACCAGTCTAGGGGGTGGCATGGTCAGAATCAAGCTAAAACGGCAGAAACCGGCCGATTTTCTGCCGATTACAAGCCCGTCAGATCCGGGCGTTTGGACGCGGGAATTGCTTAGGGTTTCTGCGGGTTTCTACGGGTCGACCCGTCCGGGTGACCTGCAGGTCGACCCGTCCGGACGTCGCGGCGCACAGGGGAACCAGGCGGGGGCACGGGGGTGCCTGGACGTCGACCCGTCCGGGTGCTCGACGTCCGGGTGCTCGGGTCGACCCGTCCGGGGGTGCTCGACGTCGCGCCGGTGATGAGCGCGCGCGCGCTGTCGACGTCGGCGAGCGCGGGGCCCGCGTACTCGAAGACCGCGCACGGTCGACCGCCGAGTCGTCGCGCGAGAATGCCGGATCCGCCCTTGCTGCCGATGCCGCCGGGCCGCTGCTTCAGCGCCCAGACCTTCGATCGATCGAAGGATCGAATCAGCGCCGGATGCGCCGGATACGTGTGCACACGCTTCCCGATCGCGCGATACGCGGCGCCGAGCGTGTCGATGAGCGCGAGCGCCAGGCCGAGACCTTGAAAGTCCGGCAGCGTGACCAGTCGACTGCAGCCCCAGATGTCGTCGACCTTCGCGTGCGGCCGGTAGAGCATCCCGGCGAACGCCGCCATCTGCCCGCCGGTGAAGAGCGCGAAGCACGCGGCCGATCGATTCAGCTCGGCCGTCAGATAGTGAAACGGAGCGAAGCGACGCCACGCGGCAAACGGGACGCGTTCGACGGCGACCTCGACGGGCGGGCGGCGTTGAAGCGACCTCCAGTCGACGGTCATCGTCGCGGGGTCGAGGATCCAGTCCGGCTGCAGCCAGTCGATGATGTCGTAGTGGCAGGACGCGGCGACGAACTGCCGGCCGGGCGCTTTGCGGATGTACTTCTGTACCGCGTGGGCGCCGATCTGCGCGACCTGCCGATCGACGACGCTCGTGAACTCGTCGACGACGATCGGCGAGCTGGCCTCGAGGAGCCGCCGCGCGAGCTCGACGCGGAACCGCTCGCCGTTCGAGAGCACGGCGAACGGGCGCATCCAAGCCGGGATCGTATTGAAGCCGACGGCCTGGCAGACGGCCGCGATCGCGTCCATCGTCTGCACGTCGGCAAAGTCATCGACGACGGCGGGGGCGGTCCACGCGAACTCAGCCGGGGGGCCGAACAGGTGCCGCAGAAGCGTCGTCTTGCCCGACCCGCTCGGGCCGACGATGAGCCCGATCTGCCAGCCCTTCGACTCGATGTCGACGTCGCCGTCCCACTCGATGCGCGTCACTGCCCGCGGCGGCACGTCGAACATCGCCGACAGCTGCTTGACGCGCGAGCTGGCGCTCACGGGCGACTCGACGCTCACCTTCACCTTCGGCATGGATCCTCTCGATCGTTTACCGGATACCGGCCGTCTGGGGCGTCATATCCGGTAAGCCGCCGCTCGTCGTCGGCCTGCATCTGGTCGAGCAGCTCGGCGGCCTGCTCGTCGTAGAACCGGGCGGCCTGCTCGTCGTAGAACCGGCGCACGGCGGCGATCCACTGTCGGTTGAGTTCGACTATCCGGCCGGGCATGGGGTCGGTCTCAAAGCCGGACGGATCGACCGCTGTCACCGTCAGCGAGTACACGTCCGCGATGCGCAGCGGCTTGGCCGCGAGCGTCGGCGATGGCGCCGGCAGGCGGGATGCGAGGCCGACGCCGGCGGCCGCGCGCGCGAGCAGCTCGAAGAAGCGGCGACGCGTCGTCATTCCAGCACCACACGAAAGCGCACGTACGCATCGTCGTCGGATTCGAGCACGCGGGCGACGACGACGCGGCGCAGACCGGCCCGGCTCCCGCCACGGTCGCGCGCCATCTGCAGGAACAGCTGCCAGAGATCGAGGCCGAGCGAGCGCGGGAATTGCCGGATGAAGTCTGGCGTCAGTCGACAGTCGTACACGAGATACTCACTCAATTCCGCACCCGCACCACAAGCGTCGGCGCCAGGATGACCGTGACCTCTGCGCCGGCGAGCAGCGTGATACTGCACGGCGCCGACATCGGACAGGTCCAGTCGGCGGTGTCGATCGTGCGGCGGTCGAGCGGCTCATGGCTCACGCCCGCGAGCAAGACGACCTCGACCGCGCGGGGTCGGCCGGCGGCGTCGGTCGTGTACAGCGTGACGGTCTTCGCCGCCGGCTGGACGGACGCCGAGACAATCGCCCAAATGATGAGCGCGACGACGGTGCCGATCCCGATCGCGGCCCCGTCGACCCACGCGCGCCGCCGGTCGGTCACACGTCGGCCCCCTGCGCCTGCGCCTTGAGCCAGCGCGCGGTGCGCCGGCGATCGCGCTGACGAGTCCACCGCTGGTCGCGTGGCGCCACGGCCGCGGGCTGACCGCGCTTGCGCCAGGCGCGCTTCAGTCGCCGCACGTCGCCGGCGGTCGGCAGTTCTGACCGGCGCGGTTCCCGGCCGAGCGCGCGCACGAGGTCCCAGTAGATCTGGCGACGCAAGGCCTTGACGCGTCGGCCGCTCACGAGATCACCGCCTTGACGGTGAGCCCGTCGGCCTCGAACCGCTCCAGCAGCAGCTTCTGATGCGCTTCGTCGTGACAGTCGACCATGATGCGGTACTCCAGCGCGCCCATCTGCGGCGACGTGTCCGGCGAGCCGGCGGTGGCGATGAAGCGTACCAGCTCGTCTTCGGTCCACAGCGCGCCGAGGTCGACGCCGGCGGCCTTGAGACCGGCGACGATGTCGGCGTCCCAGTCGAGGCCGACTTCGGCGACTCGATTATCGGCGAGCGCCAGGGCCTTCGCGCGCGGGTCCGTGGCGAGGTCGAGGTCCTCGCGCTGATGGACGACCAGCCGGTCGCCTCGAGTTTTCACGAGCTGCAGCTTGAGGCCGAGCGCGAGCGCGCGCTTGAGCGTCTTGTTGCCGGCGATGACGCGGCCGTAGCGATCGGCCATGATGCCGCGGCCGGCGCCGCTGGTCCGGATCGACTGGTCGAGCATCGCCTGTCCGCGCGGGGTGCCCTTGTTCGCGTTGTGCGGGTCGGGCACGAGGTCTTCGAGCGAGCGGATGATGGCCGGTCGCCGCCGGCGCGCGGGCTTCTTCTTCGGTCGACGCCGGGTCACTGGCCGAAGACCTTGCTCAACGCGATGCAGGTTTGGCCGGTCGCCGTCGTGCGGCAGATGCGCGTGGTCGCCGCGACGTCGGCGCCGATCTCGATGCGGTCGGGGCAGAGTCGCGCAGCCATCGGCGGCTGCGTCGGATCGACGGGCCGGTAGCAGGTCCACGCGTCGACGCGGACGATGCCGGCTGGCGTGACCGTCACGCCGTGCGGGCCGGTCACGACTTGCGCCGAGCTGGCGGCGGCGCCGGCGGCGAGCACGATCACGAGCAGCAGCAGTCGAGTCATGCGGGTCTCCTTCATGGGATTCTCTGCGGGTCCCTGCCCAGCCATGCGTGCAGCGCGTCGAGCACGTCGCGCGGGTCGCCGCTGACGTCGAGGTCGGCGCGCGCCTCACCGAAGACGGTGGTCGCCTTGATGCAGAGCGGCGCGTACTCGTCGCGGCCGAACGGACGATCGCGCACGAGCACGCGCGGCGCCGCCGTCGGGTCGGGCGTGCTGCCGCCGAAGAGTTGACGCAGCAGCGTCACCATACCCACGTGCCCCGCACGAAGAGCCGGCCCTGGCGGTCGCCGTTGAGCGCGGCCATGAAGTCGGCGCCGACGAGCCAGCTGGCCTTCTCATTCTCGAAGACCTTCGTCGCGACGCCGACGGTGACGCGCGGCTTGCCCGCCGGATCCTTGTCCATCAGCATCAGAAAACCGCCGTCTTTTCCGGGCGCGATGATGTTGTCGAGCGCGCGATCGAGCGACGCGCGGAAGTCCACCGGCAACGGGCCGGGCGGCACCGTGAGGCCGGTGTCGGCGACGAAGGTCTCGTCGAGCTGCATCAATGCCTCTTTTCGTCCCAGTCGTCGGGGATGTTCACGAACCGCGGCACGTCGGGCGGCAGGCCCGGCGGCGGCGATGGATTCGAGCGCCAGCCCTCGATGCCGCCGGTCATGTACTGCCGGAGCTGCGCGAGCAGTTGGCGATTATCCGCACGCACGCTGTCGAGCTGCGCTTCGAGATGCTTGCGGGCATCCATCGAGTCCCGCCAGCCCTGGCACGCGGCGTCGCGGCGCAGCCGCATCTCGTGCAGCTCCCGCGCGCGCCGCCGCAGCGCGAGCACGAAGCGGATGTTCACGCCGAACAGCCAGACGACGGCGCAGACGAGCGCGGCCGTCACGCGTCGACCTCCGGCGCCGGCGACTCGCGAAAGACGATACGCTTGTTGGCGACGTGCCACTCGCCGCACTCGGTGCAGAGGTAGGGCATCAGGTGACAGCCGGGCATGACCTTGTCGAGCGTCATCATGTTCTCGGCGACGCGGTGCGCCTGATCGTAGCTCGCGTGGCCCATCTTCAGCGACGAGCAGCGCAGCATCGCGATGTTCCGGATCGCGGGGCCCTTGAAGCGCAGACGGGTCGGGCGCTGGCGGGCCATCACGCGACCTCGGAACTCGGCATGGGGCGCCCTCACTGTCCGCACGGTTGCCCGGTATCGACGACGAACATCTGCGTCCCGCACGCGACCGCCCGCGCGGTGTTGCCCTTCATCACGAAGACGCAGACCTGGCCTTCTGATCCCCACGTGCCCTGCCCCAGCTGCGGCCATTCGCCGCAGACCGTCCACGGGCCGACGCGTTCGCCGCCGATGCGGAAGATGCGGTACGGCGTCGAGAATGTCAACGCCGGCGGCGCCGGGGGCGTCTTCACGACCGCGATCTGGAGATCGGCCGGCACCAGCCACCAGATCAGCAGGCCAGCGACCGCGATCGCCGCGACGCAGAACGTGATCGGCCGTCGGGCGACGACCTCGACGAGGCTCACAGCGACTCCGGATCAAGCCACCACGCGACGAAGAACGTGACGCGGTCGGCGCGGCCGACGCTGCGCTGATACTTCGTGAGCCCCGGCTTGAGCACCTGGCCGACGACGATCGGGTCTTCGCGTCGGCCGGTGACGACGCCGATGCGGTCGAAGATCTTCAGCGTCATCGCCCGCGCGGTGGCGTCGACGACCTCGGGCCGGATCGCCTGCACCGGGAACTCGACCGGCGTGAAGTCTTCGGCCGATTCGCGCTTCTTCTGCAGCTCCTTGCCCGGCCGGCTCGGATCCGGCTCGACCCATCGCTCGATCGTCGTCGCGTTCTGGCCGCCGACGTAGCGGCCCTCGCCGACCGGCAGCGCCTCGGCGACGGCGTTACGCACCGTCTGCGAGCCCTCCCACTCGCTCGTCGCCGGCCACGGATTCTCGCGATGCGTGCGGACGGCGATGACCTCGACGTCGAAGTTCGGCACGATGAGGTAGCCGGCGTCGACGGCGGCGCGCAGCTTCGTGTAATACGTGATCTGCGCCTCGAGTTTCCGGCAGGCCCGCTCGAAGTTGTCGGCCTTCCAGCCGTGCTCGACGGCGATGCGCGCGTTGTCGATGGCGTCCGATCGGTCACGGCCGAGCGTGTGCAGCTTGCGATCGAGCCAGACGATGAGCGCCTGCTGCTGGCGCGGGATGTCGGCCGGCGTGAGCGCGACGAGCTGCCGCGTGCCCTGCAGGTGATCGTCGTCGGCGTGCGACACAGTGAGTGGATCGTCGGTCATCGGGTCCTCCGTTTCTTCGGCGATGCGGCCTCGCGCGCCCGGTCTTCGGCGTCGAGCCGGTCGTGGCTCTGCTGGTACGCGTAGTCTTCCGCTTCGTGGACGTGCGCGACGCACACCACGCGATCGGGCCCGGCGCGGAAGAGTCCGGGCCGGCCGCAGTGACACGTGCCGATCGCGCGCGACGTCGTCATCGGCCCTCCTGCGGCGTGCCGACCGTCACGGCGAACGCCGCCAGTTCGTCTTGTAGTCCGTGTACGTACCGCTCGTGATCAACTTCGCTTGCGTCGTCGGGAATCGTCACGAGCAGCGTGATGATCGCGGCGGCGCCGGCGTAGAACGCCCGGCGGCACTCTTGAATCTGGATCGGCGGGGCGCCGGCCAGTAATTCGCGCGTGTAGCTGTTCCACTCATCTCGTACGGTGTTCGTGGGCATCGGCATCAGTGCACCCCCTTCTGGCGGCGGCCGCGCTTGCCCTTCTTCTGCTCGTCGAGCACGTCGCCGGCGTCCGGATCGGGCGGCGGCAGCATCGCGGCCTTCGCCGCGCGGCGTTCGGCGAACAGGTCCTGCTGCTCGGGCTCGAAGGTGAACAGCATAAAGTCGCCGAAGAACCCGCACAGGAAGTCGCGATGCGTTTTTTCGGCCGGGTCGACGAGGCAGTTGATCGTGCACTTGAGCCGCAGGACCGGCGCGTCGTCGTCGTCGGGCCCTGGCGTCGTGATGTCGAGCGTCGGCACCCGCACGTGCCGCAGGATGCAGTGCGGGTCGGTCGTGTCGACGGCCATGCGCGCGGCGATCGCCTGCGTCTTGTCGCGCAGGCGGACCTTGACGCCCTTCATCTCGCGGCGCACTTTGCCCTGCCGCGTGAAGCAGTGCTCGGCGATCTCCGGGCCCAGCTCGCGCGCCAGCTCCAGTGTGAGCGGGTCAAGCACCAGCCCGACGGAGAACATCTTGAGACGCTCGTCGTCGTCGTCGGCTTTTACCAGCTTCAGCGCGGCCTTCTTGATCTGCAGGCGCAGGTGCGGTGTCGTGAACATGTCGAGGACCTCCGGGGTCGGCCGACGGCGGCGCCGGCCACAGGAAGAAGACGGTGACCGGCGTCGCGCCGATCGGCGAGACGTCCTGCACGGGCGGCAGCATCTGCAGCCACTCGCGCCGGTCTTCACGGATCAGGTGCTGGTCTTTCATCGCGTCGTACAGCTGCTTCGGGGCGCCGGCCAGCGAGTCGTCATCCTTCAGGAACTCGCGTACCGACGGCACGAGGCGCACGATCTGCACGGTCATTCGCACGCGGCAGGCCGGCGCGCGGCCGAGCGACTCGAGGCCGGCGAAGCTGGCGACTTCTTCGGCGTCGCACACGACCAGGCGCAGGTGCGTGCCCCACTTCTTCCGGAGATAGCTGCGCTTGCGCCAGTCGTTCATCCACATGTTCACGCCCTGCAGTTTCTCGGGCATCAGGCCGACGAGCGCGTCGTCGACCTTCAGTCCGATCGGCAGGTGGTACCGCTCCAGATGCCGCATGGCCTGCCGCACGAGGACCGACAGGTTCGGATCGCCGGCACGTGCGGCGGCGACGAGCGCGGCCGCCGCCGCACGGAACACGCCGGGGCCGGTGAGCGCGAGCGTCATCACTCCTTGAACAGCCCGTCCTGCAATAACTTCAGCATCTTCTGGGCAGCCTTCAACTGGGCCTTCCCCAGCAGCCGACCCCGGAGCTGGGCCTGCGATTCAATTTGCTCCGCTGTGGCCGCTGCCGCCGGCCAGCCGCCGCCGTCGCCGTCCTCACACTCGCACGTGCCATCGGCCCACGCCGAGTAGAAGTCCTGCGACGGTGACTCGTAAATGAAGTCGATCCAGCAGGACGCGCCCATCGGCTCGGTGCATCGCTCGAACTCGCCGGTATTGCCGTAGGTCTCGCAGAAGTCCATGTCGCACGTGGCGGCGCAGTCGAGCAGCGCGTTGTTCGCGGCCTGCGCCTCGTCCTGATGCACGCCGTGGCCGATCAAGCCCATGATGTTGCAGCCGCTGCCGGTGCAGCGCGCGTCGACGGTGAAGCCGGGCGCGGTCATCACGAGGCCGAACACGAGCGCGAGCGTCACGAGTGCGGGAGTCGGTTTCATCGGATCCTCCTTGTCGCCGAGAACTTCACGTAGACCGCCGTCACGGCGACGACGACGACGATCCAGCCGAGCGAAACGTACAGCACGAAGGCCTCGAAGTCCCACGTCTGCACCCAGTCGGTGATGCTCATGTGTTGCCCCCTTTGTCGTTGTTCTTCCGCTGCCGCCACGCGAGCCAGATCCAGACGAGGACCCACGTGATCACGATCGGGATGACGAGCACGTCGACGAAGTCGAACAGATTCATGCGGCCCTCCGCTCGAAGAAGCTGGCCTCGCGGATGTCGTTGTTCGTCGAACGGATGACGGTGATCGAGCCCCAGTGATGCCAGGCCGTCTTCTGATACATCGGCGGCTGCGTGTCGAGCCAGACGACGTGCGTGCCCGCGCTGCAGGCCCGCGCCATCGCGCGGAACGCGCGCCAGGATTCGACCTCGGGCGTGCCGTAGAGCGCGCGCGCGTGGCCTTTGTAGGGCGGATCGCACAGCACGAGCCGGAACGCCCGCCGCGGCCGCATCCGCGCGAGCAGCGCGGGCAGGTCATAGACGGAGCCGTAGATGTCGGCGTCGATGACGTTCCGCACGTCGACGCGGACGTACGGGCCGGGCGGCAGCGAGCCGGAGAACAGATGCAGGACCTCGCGCGCGTCGATGTCGGGGAACATCGCGTGCACGCGGGCGAGGTAGCTGTGCGGGTAGGCCCCCGGATAGCGCGTCGCGTTCTTGAAGTAGTTGCCGATCATCCAGTGGCCGTACACCCAGCGGCCCGACGGCGAGACGTACGGCACGGAGTCACGTGAGAAGCGTCGATGCCGCGCGTACGCGTCGCACCGCTCGTGCGGGGTCAGTCCGTGGCGCGGGGTGATCGGGAACGTGACGGTCTCGCCCCACGGAAACCGCACGGTCTCGCCGCGCGCGAAGCGGCCCGTCGCTGTCCGCAGTGTCATCGTCGTCGCCCGGTGTAGGGCGGCACGCCGTGACGCGGGCCGGTGGATCGGGGCACGCCATGACGCGGGCGCTTGAAGCGCGCGCGATCGGGACACGTGGCCCAGTGATTCGGCGCGAGATCGACGGTCAGCATCTCGCGCTTCGTGAGGATCTCTTCCTCGGTGACGATCGCCTCGGGCATCCGGTCGAAGCACATTTGTCGACCGGATGCCACGATCTGCGCCCACACGATCCGGCGGCGACACGTCGCCCCCCGGCAGAAGTCCCACCGGATCGTGTCTTTCCAGATCTTCGTCGTCGCCATCGCGTCACCGCGCCAGGATGATCGTGCGCTTGCCCTCGAAGGCCGCCATGACCAGCTCGCGCAGCGTGAGGACCTTCTCGGCCTGCGCGCGCGCGATGAGATCCGGATCGCGGGCGCGCAGCTCGTCGAGCAGTTCGTTGACCTGCTCGCGCAGCACGTCGAGGTCGTCGGTCGCGTGCGTATGGATGACCTCGATGAGCGATCGGCCGGCCATGACGAGCAGCTGCTGCTCATCGGGCGGCCGCTCGGCGAACGCGTCGACCCACAGGTTCGCCGCCGGGTGCACGTGCGCGAGCGCGCGCAGCACGACGGCCGAGAGCAGCCGGCCGAGTTCGCAGGTCGAGCAGACGACGCGCGTCTCGTCGGCCCAGCTGCAGCCGGTCGCACACGGCGCGTCGTCTCGGCACTCGCAGTACTGACAGACGCCGGGGGTCATCGGCCCCCCGCTTTCGCCTGCGGCTTCGCTGTGACTCCGGACGTCTGGACTGGCTCGCAGCTCTTCACGTCGACCTTCAGCGCCTTCGCCCAGCTGACCATCTTCGCCTCGTTGCCCGACCAGTCATACCGGAACGTCTCGCCGATCGCGCGGTCGAGCAGCGCGCGCGACAGTCCGGCCGGCTTCGTCGATCCCGGCAGTCCGTACGCGGCGAGCAGCTTGGCGAAGACCGGCTTCGGCAGCGTGCCGTTCAGCTTCGCGACGGCCGCGCGCGTCGCCTTTTCCAGCGCCGGCTTGAACGTCTTCCAGCGCAGCTCGCGGGCCTCGCGCTCGGCCTTGTCGCGCGCGTCGCGGGCGGCGAGCGCGGCTTCCTGGCGCTTGCGATTGCCGGCCGCCGTGGTCTTGCCCGCGGCCTGCGCCTTCTCGCGCTTCTTCTTCTCGTTGACCTCGCGCTTCCAGTGCACGACGCACTTGTCGCGCGCGATGCAGACGTCGAAGGCCTGGCCGCGGTCGGCGCCGGCGGCGACGACGCCCAGCGTCGCGTGCTCGCACTTCGGATTCCCACGCGTGCCGTCGGCGCGCTTCCATGACTTCGGCCCGTAGGTGCGCTCGTCCTCGTCGCGCGCTTCCGGCTGCGTGTAGTGCTCGTGCGTGATCGCGATGAGCGCGCGGCGCAGGTTCCGCTCGGCCATCGCCGTCGATGATGCGGTGGCCCGCGCCTGCTGCTCGACGGCGGCGACGCGCTCGGCGACGTCGCCGAAGACGAGCGGGGCGGCGTGCGCCGCGTGCTCGACGTCGAACCGCACGTGGTCATCGATCCAGTGCTGCAGTTCGCGGACGGTGACCGCCTTCAGGCCGTAGCTCGGATCCTTCTTGCGCGCGGCCTCGTCGTACGGCAGACCTTCCTCGCGCGTCCAGAGCCCGCCGCGCTTGTCGCCGTACTCGCCCGTGCCGACGTGAATGACGCGGATCTGGTCCTCGGCCTTGAGGCGCGCGATGAGGATCGCGTGCCCGACGGAGATCCGATCGGCGGCGAGGAACTTCTTCGCGGGCGGGATGAGATCGTTCAGCTTCATCCGGTCCCACACCCACTGCGGCGACATGCCGAGGCGGGCCGCGATCGACTCGGCGCTGTGCTTCGTCGGGTTCGAGTCGATGAGCGCGCGGTAGCCCTTCGCCTGTTCGAGCGGCGTGAGATCGCGCCGCTGGATGTTCTCGATGAGCTGAATCTCGAGGACGGCCTCGTCGTCGAGCGCGCGGATGATCGCCGGGATGTCGGTGACGCCGTTCGCGGCCAGCTTCGAGGCGCGCACGCGTCGCTCGCCGGCGACGATCTCGTAGCCGGACTTGCCGCGCACCTGGCGCACGAGGATCGGCTGCACGACGCCCTTCTGCTTGATGGATGCCGCGAGCTCGGCGAGGGCCGTCTCGTCGAAGTTCTCGCGCGGCTGCGTCTTCGAGGCGAAGAGCTGGTCGAGCGGGATGCGCTCGAAGCGGTCGGGTGTTGCCGTCTGGGGTGTAGTCATCGGTCGTCGCTCCTTGTGGATTCGAGGGCTTCAGCGATCGCGTCGACAGCGGCCTCGGGCGTCTGTCGGCGCAGCGCGGTCAAGTCGAGGCCGATCGCGGCCACCGCGCTAAAACTTTCCGCGTCGCGTTCGGCGAACGGATCGCCGGCCGCGCGCTGTTTGTAAATCTCGGCCCAGTCGACCGGGCCCTGTGCGTGCGCGACGCAGCGCAGCATGATGCGGCGCACGCCGGTGAGCGTGATCACCTGCACCGGCTGGCCGGGCGGGATTTCGCACCAGTCGAACCCGCACCGCTCGTGTCGTTCGGCGAGTCGCCAGCTTCTCATCGGAAGACCTCATCGACGTGCGGGGCGATGCAGCCCGGCTCGCCACAGATCGGACACGGCCGCTGTCGACGCTCGCGATCGCAGCGGTCCTTCAGCCAGCGCGCGATCGTCGTGCCGTCGGTGAGGTCGGCGATCGGGATCGCCCGGCCGGGGATCAGCAGCGACGTCCGCCGCTCGCGCGGCTCGTAGCAGTTCGCGATCGTCGGGTACGTCTCGATGCGGCGCCGACTCATGCCGCCGACGAGCTGCACCAACCGCGCGCCGACGGTGCACCAGATGAGCACGACGAGCTGCGCGGTGCGCTTCACCAGCATCGAGTTCTTCACCGGCAGGAAGTACGGCCGGGCCTTGCACGCCTTCGTGTCGATGGTCACGCCGGCGACGCGGAAGTCGAAGCCCTCGTCGCCCGTGTCGCCGGTGAACTCCGGCACCGGCAGGCCGAAGAACATCGCGAAGGACCACTCGGCCGCCCAGCCGATGACGTTCTCGGCTTCCTCGACGGTGGTCATGCGCGGCGAGGTCCGCGCGGCACAGTGCGCTTGCCGGCGGCGTCCCATCTCGACGGCCAGGTCCCAGTCGGGCGCGGGCATCTCGACGTAGCTCATCCCGTCCTCCGATCGCGATCGAGTCGCAGCCGGCGCTGCCGCTCACGCGCGCCGCGGCGGGCGATCACCGCGTCGACGACGGCCGTCAGATCGCGCGGGTGCGGCGAGGCGCTTGTCAGCTCCTGCACGACGAAGCGGCCCAGCTCGGCGACCAGCTCGCCGGGCTTCGGGCCGAGGGCGTCGACGTAGGGCGGGCCCGACTCGATGAGCGCGTGCACCTTCGCGTGCAGGTGCCGCCGCAGTTCCCAGACTTCGAGATCCATGCGCGCCAGTCCCGCGCGTCGGCGCGGCTCTTCCGGATCTGGATCTTCTACGGGGACGGGGACGGGATCGCGCGCGCGCGCGAGCGCCGCGGATTCCGCTCGGAGTCCGCCCGGATTCCGCTCGGAGTCCGCCCGGATTCCGCTCGGCGTCCGCCCGGACGCTGCGCCGGACTTCCGCGCCCGCGCGGCCCGCTTGCGGGCGGCATCCTGTGCCCGTTTTTCCTTCACGTCGGCGGCGTCCGGGTTGTGGTGTTCCCAGTCGTGAAACTGATAGCCCGGCTCGTCGTTGACCTGCGTCTTCTTGAACAGCCCGGCGCGCGCGCACGCATTCATCACGGTCTCGGCCCGCGCGTCGGTGCGGAAGGTCTGCACCGCGATCGCCGGGACGAAGCCGTCGGTCAGATACTTCGAGGCGTACAGGCCCGCTTCGAGCCAGACGGCGGCGACCCGCCCGATGTGCTTGGGCCCGCCGAGCATCCGCGCGGCGGCTAGGACCTTCGGATGGTCGAGGAACTGGTCATCAACCTTGAACCACATGGGGCGGTCCTTCAGCGGCGAGCCGCGACGTCGGGCGTCTCGAACGCGCGCAGGCCGGGGATCCGATTGAGGCCCTCGCGCATCGCGCGGGCCATTTCGTTGATCGTCATCTGGCGCGCGTCGAGCAGGTGCCGTAGTTCCGGCTGCGCGAGGCAGTGCTTGATGAGCTGCAGATCGCTGGTCGCGACCTCGCGAAGTCGCAGCGCGTGCGCGTGTTCGGGGTGCGCGGCGCAGTGCGCGACGAACGCACGCAGGTCGACGCAGCTGCCGGTCCACGTCATGCGATGCACGATGCCGGCGACCCGCGGCGGCCGCGGCGGGACGACGGGCACGGACGGGGCCGGGGCCTGGATCTGTTCCTCGACGATCTGCTCGGCCTGCTGCACGAGACCGACGTCGCCCCAGCCCTTGCCTTCCTTCTCCAGCGCGGCCGCGCGTTCGAGCGCCTCGGCGTCGGCGCGCAGTCGTTCTTCTTCCTCCCGTCGACGCTGCTGCTCGCGCGCCCGTCGCGCCTTGAGTTCCTTGTAGTCGACGAGATGGTCCTTGATGATGCGTTCGGCCTGGATGAGCGGCGTGCGCACGTCGGCCTTCTTCGCCTTCGCGGTGGCGACGGCCCGCTCGGCGTCCTTGATGATCGGATCGAAGGCCTGGTCGGCTTCGTCGAGCAGCGCCTTGATGCCCTTGAGCAGCTCGGCGGCGGCGACATACGCGTCGTCGGTGTCGACGACGGTCGCGCGCGCGCGGTCGGGCCACGTGAGTGCCTTCTGCAGGACGGCCTGCCGGGGGTCAGAGACAGCCATGATGTGCGATTCTCCAGCGCACGATGCGAAGTGCGGACAAGAAGATCTGCTCGTCGCCCGGCTGCTCGTACGGGACAAGCCGGTAGGTCCCGTCGCCGGGCAGGATGAGCGCCTTGCGATCGAAGAGCACCGGCACGGCGTAGAGCCGCCGCGCCATCCACGCGTAGGCCGCGAGCTGGATCGCGGTAGCCGGCGACTCGCCCGGCTTGATGTCGTAGAGTCGACGTCGACGCGGGTGATCGTTGGGATGCCGCACGATGAGGTCGAGCGTGCCGGCGACGTGATGTGTGCGGTCGGACACGATCTGCTCGCAGAACTCGACCGCGCCGCCGACTTCCTGGCGGAACTTCCGGTAGCCGGTGAGATAGCCGACGAGCCGCTCGTCGAGTCGGTCCTCGTCGAGCGCCCCTTCGTTCTCCAGCGCGACCATCTGATGAACCTTCTGGCCGCGGTCGCGGTGCCACTCCGTGAACCACGGCGCGCTGTAGTCGGTCAGCTTCACGGCGCCGAGGATGCGCGTCACGCCCTGCAGTTCGATGTCGCCGGCGAAGTACTGATGCGACGCCGAGCGCCAGACGTCGCCGAGCCCGATCGCCTGCTTCAAATCAGCGAGCGCGTCGTGTCCAGTCATCGCGCGCCCTCCGTGTGCTCGACGCGGCGGCAGGCCTCGTCGTAGACGTCGCGGGTCAAGTCGCGCGTGTGCTCGATGCCGTACGTCTTCTTCAGCCAGTCGCGCAGCTGCTCCTTCGACCAGCCGGCGCCCATCGCGATCGCGAAGATGCGCTTGTCCTGCTGCTCGGAGATCTTCGCCGGGGCCGCCCCGGTCTTCCGCTCGGGCGTCGCGATCGGCGTCGCGACGGGCGCGGTCGTCGAGCTGCCGACCGGCTTCGGCTCGCGCGGCGGATCGTTCCTGGCCTGATCCATTTCCTCGAACGTGTGCAGGTCGCCGAGCTGCTGCGGGAAGGCCTTGCGCAGCGCGAGCGCCTCGGCGCACTTGGCGAGCTGGCCGTGCGGCATCTTGAGCCACATGAAGTTGTTCTTCTCGTCGGGCAAGTACTCCGCCCAGCGCGCGGTCGCCGTGAACGGGCACTTCCAGCCCTTCACTTCGCGATAGACCGTGACGGTCGCCGCGAAGTCCGGCGTGTTCTCGCCGGTGAAGACCGCGTCGTCGGTGCCCATGTGTTCACGCGACTCGGCCGCACGCGAGCGGAAGAAGTCGATCGACGTGACGGGCGTGTACTTGCCGCCGCGCTTCGTGAAGTGGATCAGCTTGTCGAGCGGGTGCACCCCGCGTCGCTTGCAGTCGTAGAAGAAGAGTCGCAGCTCGACGTCGGTCGCGTCGGGCGCGATCGTCGCCTTGATGAGGTCGACCTGCTCGGCCGTGATGACGACCTCGGGCAACTGGTCGGGCATCGGGGCAATCGCGGTCGGCTGCGCGTTCTGGCGCAGCGTGGCGGCGACGTCTTCGTCGCTCATGTGGCCGCCGCCGGGCTTCGTGATGGTGCGTTCGGTCATCGGGATCCTTTCAGCGCGACCGTCGCCGGGCCGCTCGCGCGTTCGAGCAGTGTCATCACGAGCGGGACACCGCTGAAGGGCACGGCCGGCTGCAAGAGCCAGACGTTGCCGCGTGCGTCGACGTAGTCCCAGCCGCGCCGGTCGCCGCGGCGGGTGATGGTGTTCGCTTCTCGATGGGTGACCTCGGCCGCAGGTGGCCGATCGGCGATGTGCAGGGGCATGACGGACCTCCTTGGAAAAAACGAAGGCGGGGGACGCGGCCGCGTAGAAGACAATCGCGGGCGCCGCGCGGCCCCCGCCGCTTTCAGCTGAGTAACGTGACGAGCAGGATGACGACGAGCGGGCCGAGCAGCAGCACGGCCCATGTGATCTTCGTCGCGCGCGACGCGACCGGGATCGGCCGCGACAGATAGTCTTCGAGTTCGGGCGTCCAGAGCAGTCGGGGAGTTTTCATCGCGTCACCGCCTTGTCGAGCCAGCGCAGGAAGCGACGACCGGCGCGCGTGCCCTCCAGCACGAACCCGCCGAGCGTCCACAGCGTGAAGACGATCAGGAAGATGCCGACCGATTCGATCATCGCAGGCCTCCGATCGCGGCGAGGTCCTCGCGGAACTCGGCCGCGGCGATTCCGGTGAGCTGCCAAATCTTCGACGCGAGCGTGACCGACGGCTGGCGGGTGCCCGAGAGAATCATCGAGAGATGAGCCGGGGAGATGTCGAGCGCGGCAGCGAGCCAGTTCTGATCCTGCTTCGCGACGTCGTCGAGCCACGTGCGCAGACGGACGTGTCCGTTCGTTTTCACAGTGAGCGAACTTTACAAAAACGAAAGACGCCCCGGCAAGCCCTTTCTGCAGGCCCCACGGCAAAAGTTCCGCCGGGCCGTGCCGTGGTTCCACGTGGAACGGCGCCGCGACGGGCGCCGCGACGTCCGGCGGGGGTCCGTCGGGCGGGTGACCTACACGGGCCCGATGGTCGGGACACACGCGCGCGATTGCAGGCAAACCCGCGAGAATCCCGCAGGAACGACGATCGCGCAGGGGGTCCGTGGGTCAGCTCGTCGAGGGCCCCGGCCGGCGCCTGGCGGGGACGCCGGCGTCCCGCGGGGGGTCGCCTCGAGGCGCGGCCGCGCCTGGCGCCTCGAGCTGGGCCTGGTCGGGCCGAGCTGGGCCTGGTCGGGTCTGGGTCCACGGCGGCCGGAGCAGGACCCGCTCGTACCACGCGTCTTCGTCCTTGACGAACGTGCGAAAGGCCGCGAGCGCGCGCTCGAACCCGCGCACGGTCCCGCCCCGATCGGGGTGCGCGGCCAGCATCGCCGCGCGCAGCGCGGTCCAGCGCGCGAGCGCGAACTGGTCGTGCGCCTCGATCGAGACGCACGCCTCGCCGAGCTGACGCCAGCGGGGTCGTGGCAGCGGGACCGGCCGCGTCGGACGTGTCGGCACGAGCGCGACGCGGACGGCCTCAGCCAGCCGGCGCTGTGTGCGGTACTCCCGCTGCCGCACGCGCGAGCACGCGCGACAGACGCGCTGCCGGCCGGTCTGGATCGTGTTCGTCTCGTCGAATGGATGGCCCCGCGTGCAGGTCTCCTTCGTGCGGCGGCGGTCGGCACTCGCGCGGCCGGCGGCGGCGATCGACGCGCGCATCTTGTCCGTCATCCCGCTCGGCCCGTAGCGGGCGCGTCGCGTCTCGGCCGCCTGTCGACTGCCCTCCGATCGCGTCGCGTGTCGGAGTCGCGACCAGATCTGATAGCAGCGCAGACAGTGCAGGACCCACTTGCCGATCCGGCGGTGAAAGTACCGGCGGCCGTGCTCGACGTAGAGATGCCCGCGTCGGCATCGCTTCGCGCGCTGCCAGCTCACCGGCCTCGGCGGGCCTTCCGGCCGACGTCGATGTACGCGCCGGTCGCTTCGCGCATCACGGCTTCGTCGAGCGCGTAGTAGGTGACCTTCTGGTGCGCGTCGGCGCCGGGCGCGACGAACCAGTGCCGCTCGCGCCGCCATCCGCGACGCACGAGCCAGCGCGCCAGCGACTCGTAGGTCTGCTGGAGCGTCATCATCGGCAGGTGGTTCGTCTCGCTCATCGCTTGCGCTTGCGCTTCGTCTCGCGCTGCACGAGCTCGGCCGCGGCGACCTCGCCGCCTTTGGTCTCGATGTCGACGACAGCCGAGCGCGTCGTCGTCGCGCGCTTCGGTTTCATCGTGAAGGTGACGACGCCGATCGCCCCCGCGAGCGGCCCGCTGCCCTTCGCCGTGCCCGTCCACTCGGCGGGCGCGAAGACCTCGACCTGCTCCTTCAGCTTCGCGACGGCGCCTTCGAGCAGCTCGACCTGGCCGCCGACCATCTGCACGTCGGCGAGGATCCTGCCGCTCGCCTGCGTCTGCACTTCCTTCAGCGCGCGCACTTCGTTCGCCACGTTCTGCAGTTCGTTCGTCACCCAGTCGAGTCGCTGCAGGATCGGGTACGGGTCGAGCGGCGGCGGCGGGGGCGGCGGCGGGGGCGGCGGCGGGCCCTCGGGCGCGATCGGCGGAACCCAGAGATTCGTGTCGGTCTCGCGTCCTTCCTGCGGTCGCGGGCCCCAGCTGACGCGCGCGGGCCCGCTCTTGCCCGCCGCATCGGGGCCGCCGGCGTCGCCGAAGCAATCGACGAAGACGCCGCCGGTGTGGACGATCGCATCGTGCGAGACGCGGTGCCCGTCGTACCGCGTGCCGCCGGCCTGCCCCGGATCCTTGTGCAGCAGCCGCCAGCCTTTATCTGCTGATTCCCACAGCACGCGATTGAGGATCGCGACGAGCTGGTCGCTGGTCGGGTTGTCGACGTGCGGCTCGCCGTGTTGCGGCAGGTTCCGGCGCAGCGCGTCGATGGCGGGTTCGAGCGATTCAGGCATAACAGGCATCTCCGGATCTGGATCGGGTGGCGGTGGCGGTGGCGGTGGCGGCGGCGGCGGGTCGTCTTCCAGCGGCAGCGTCGCGAGGTCGGCGACGGTCAGCCAGAGCAGGTGCGCGGAGTCGCGGCGGGCGGCTTGCTTCCAGTACGCGATCGCGAGGTCGTCGCCGACACGGTTGAAGCGCACGAACCACGTGAACTGGCCGGGCTCGATGATGTATCGCTTGCCGCGGTGCAGGATGAGCACGCCGCCCTCGTGGCCCTGGCCGACGACGATGTCGCCGATGGTCGTGTACTCGTGAATCAGCCGGCCGAAGTCGTCGCGCGTGTACGTGTAGGCGTGAATCTGCGGCACGCCGTCGGGGCCGATGTGACGGATGCCGCCGGCCGCGACGTCCTTGCCCTCGATGAGCGGCGCCGCCAGGCCGTCGCCGATGACGGCGTCCCAGCCCCGGATCCAGTAGACGCGGCCATCGGGCCCGAAGGCCGACGCGAAGGCGCCGGCGTGCGTCGACGCCATCAGGTGCCAGTCGCGGTCGCCGCGCGGCCGGCGCGTCCGGTCGTAGACGATCACCTGATCGCCGCCCTGTTCGTGGCCGCAGATGCGATGCGATCCAGGCACCGGATCGAGCCGGGCGGTGATGATGCCGCCGCGCCGGATCTTCGTCACGCCGTCGCGGTCGAGTACCTCAAAGTCGAGGGGCGCGACGTCGCCGGCCCGGTTCTCGAAGACGCCGGTCTGGATCGGATCCCACGGGCCGGTAGTGCAGATCCACCGGCCATCGGGCATCGCCTCGGCGTAGGTCCCGCCCTCGATGTCATGCGTTCTCATGTCGTCGGTCCCCTGTGCGCGCAGCCGCGCGACGCTGCCGGATTCCCGCCAGCCAGCCCGTTCGTGACCCGGCCAAGGCTCCCGGTGCCGAGCACACCCCAGCGAGCTGCTGTCATGCGCGGGCCGTCACATGCGTCGCGCGGCATCTCAAATCACGCCGCCGGCGGCGTCGGCGGCAGCTCCTTCGTGGGCGTGTTGACGGCGTCGGACATGGTGCCGACGTTCGGGTGCGCCGAGATCGCGCCGCGCTCTTCGAGGCGTTCGAGCTTCGCGACGCTGGTGACCTGGCTGCGCTGCCACCACGTGACGCCGGCCATCACGAGCCCGATGACGCCGTAGATCATGTTCTCCGTGACGTCGATGCCCTGCGTCTGGAGCCACGGCACGACGAGCGAGACGATCAATGCGATGACCCCGCCCCCGGCGACGGCGCCGGTGACGACCGGGTTTTCTTTCATCCTCTGCGGCAGCATGAGTGTTCCCCTTCGATGGTTGACGTACGTGATCCAGATGACGACCAGCCCGACGACAAGATACGCCCAGCCCTCCGGAGTCGTCCACGTCCGGGGCACCGTCGGCGGCAACCAGAAGTGCGGCACGACGATCGCCCAGAAGGATGCGAAGAGCGGGGTGAAATGTTTGTAGCGCGCGATCGCCAGCCACATGCGCGAGCTGATCGTGGCGACGACGATCGTCGGCCGCCGCCCCCGCCGGCCCTGCGCGAGCGCGATCGCCTCGAGAATCGCCGCGACGCCGACGATCACCCAGAGCACCCAGAAGTCCGTGAGCCAGGCCATCAGGGATCCTCACGCCGCGCGGTCGGGGGCGGCCGCCGTTGAATCAACGCGTCGACATGTTCCTGCGGCGTCCGGTCGACGATCGGCCACGCGGCGCCGCAGTCGACACAGACAAAATGCAGCACGCCGACGGCGGCCGCCGGCGAGTGACCGCCGATCGGGCGTCGTTCGCGCACCACGCGCGGATGCCGGCAGGCGGTCCAGAACCAGCGACGCAGCCATCGGCCCAGTCTCACGTGAGGCCCAGTCGATTGAGCACGATGAGCCCGACATAGAGCAGGAAGAGCGCGGCCGCGCAGACCGCGATCGCCCAGCAGATCGACTTGATGGTCTGCGGCACCGCCGTCCGCTCGACGAGGAATGAGAGCCCAACCAGACCGATCACGATGAGCAGGAAGTAGAGAAAGACGGGCATCAGGGCCTCCTTGTGTCGGTGACGAGTGACTCACGCGCGCGCAGTACCTTGCCGGCGTAATTGATGCCGGCGTCGCTGTCGATGCCGCCCCAGCCGGCGTTCCACGCCGCGAGCGCGACGACGTCGACGCCCTCGGCTTTGACGAACAGCGCGTGCAGGTGCGCACAGCCGGTCGCGAGATTGGCCTCGATGCGCGTGAGTTCGTCGAGGTACGGGTGCCGGTAGCCGCGCTCGCGCGCGACAGCGCCCATGATCTGCATCAGCCCCCAGCTCGTGCGCTGGCCCTGCCACTCGGCATCGCGATGGCCGGCGATGGTCGGGAAGTCCTCGGGCGCGGCCGCGCGGGCGAGTTCCTCGGCCGTGCACCGACGGAAGGGCGCGCGCGTCTGCACGTTGTACAGCCAGCGATAGCCTGGCTCCGGCTTGAAGGCGTACGGGTGTCCGCCCGACTCGACGACGATGAGCGCCTCGACGAGCAGCGCGTCGAGGCCGAACCGCGCCGACTGGATCTCGATGTCGCGCGCGTAGGTCGTGCGGCTCATGGGCGCACCTGATACACGACGGCGATCACGAAGCCCCGATCGTCGAGCATCGCCGGCGACAGTTGAATCACGACGTCGAACTCGCGGCCGTCTTTCCGCTGGCCGACCAGCCTCATGTTCGGCAGGCCCATCGTCCGCAGTCGCGGATGCTCGCGATAGCCCCGTCGATGCTCGCGGTGCGCCGCCCGCAAGTGCGGCGGCAGCAGGATGTCGACGGGTTGCCCGATCAATTCCTCGGCCGTGTAGCCGAAGAGTGCGAGCAGCGGCGGCGACGCCGCGACGATGTTGCCCGTCGTCATGTCTTCGACGAGGATCGGCGTCGACGCCCATAGCGCCTCGAAGAGCTGCGGTTTGTAGAGGAAGGCTTCGAGATGGGTGAACATCGCTATCCTCGCGCGTCGCGCTCACGGTCGCGCTGGTCCCGGTCGGCCTCGCGCTGATCACGAACCCGATCGCGGTCCCGGTCCCGGTCGCGATAATCCCGCAGCTCCTGAATCATTTGCCGCGTGAGCTGCATGTCCTTGTTGACGGCCTCGGCCAGATGCTGCATCTGGATCTCGTGCTGCCGAAGGATCCGTTCGATCGACGCGGCGAAGTCCGTGCGCTGCTGCGCGATCGCGCCCAGCATGTCGGCCCGTTGGACCTTGAGGGCCTCGGCCATTTCGGCTTCGTGGGATGCGACCATCTCGCGTCGGCTCTTCTCCTGCGCGGGCAGGTGCACGAGCAGCAGCCAGGCGAGTACACAGCCGAGCAGGCCCGCGCCGACCCAGCCAGCGCCGCCGGAGATCGGATCACTCTGCGCGACGACGAAGACCATCATCATCATGTCCAGACCTCAAGCACCTGCCGACGCAGGCGATCGCGCGCCTCGCTCTTCTCCAGTTCTCGCTCGAACGGCGTACAGCCGCCCGCGTCGTAGCACTGCAGGCAGATCGGCGCCATGCACTGTCGACAAAACGCGCCCGGCTCTTCGCGCCACTGCTGCTGCGCGTCGACGACAAGGTACACCGTGGTGCCGGTGCCCGGCTTGACGAAGACGATCTGCTCGCAGTGCTGACAGCTGATCGTGTCGTTCTCGACGATGCGGCCGTCGGCCTGGATCAGCGTCGCGAGGCCATGCGGGCGGCGCATCAGTCCTCCCAGTGCAGGAGCGCCGTGATCGCGACCGCGTCGCCCGTCGGCGTCTTGATGCCGATGCCGTTGGCGGACGTCGCCGGCGTCGTGATGACCTTCCGCTCGTCGAGCGGCGTCCACTTGAACTGGCCCGCGCGCCGGTTCCACGGCAGCGTGAGGACGACCTTGTTCGCCGTGTACGTCGGCTCGGCGCTGTGGTTCTGGCCGGCGAGCTGCTCGCTGACCGGGTCGCCGTCGATGAGTTCGGCGGGCGTCACGGCCGTCGACGTGCCGAGCGCGGTGCACCGCTGCACGACCCAGAGGAACGCCGCATCGGCCGGCGTCGCCTCCGAGCCGAGCACCATGTAGAAGTGCCGGATCCGACGCGGCCGCGTCGAGAAGGCGCCCACGGTGCCGAGCGACTGCGAGTTGTGCGCCGTCCGCTGATGAGTCGTTGCAAAGGCTCCCACGTTGTCCTCCCTATCAAACCATCCACGCGGTCTGGATCTCGTCGTCGTCTGTCGCGGTGACCGCCGCGCGCCAGCGACTGGCCCGTACCGCCGCCGCCCAGACCTGCTCGGCCGCGAGCTGCTCGGCTTCCTGCTGCGCGCCGGCCGTCGGGCTGGTCGGCGTCGACGGGAAGAACAGCCGGTGCACGTCGAGGCATTCGAGTCGCACGGTGTACGTCTGCGGGTTCGTCATGTGCCGGACGACGCGGCAGAGCCGGTCGGTCCAGCCACTCACGCCCGTGCCCTCGATGTTCGTGACCTTGATGACGTCGCCGAGTTCCGTCGACAGGCCCTTCAGGTTCGTCGCGACCATCACGTACCGCGGCGTCTCTTTGTAGAAGTCGAGTCGGCGCCGGACGATGTCGTTCGCGACGGACGCCGAGCGCACGCCGTACAGCTCGATGACCGGGCTCCGCTTTTCTTCGCGCCGGTCGGCGATCGCGGTGGCGTCAGCGAGCTCGGCCTCGAGGACGTCCCACGCCGCCTGGCCCTGGCCGACGACGTAGCGGCGGCGGTAGCTGTGGACGATGATGTTCTCGACCTCGTCCGTCCGCGGCGCCAGCTCGAACGACGCGCGGATGGTGTCGTGCAGCTGCGTGTAGTTCTTCGCGGCGGCGCCGACCGCACTCGACGTGTCGAGCGCGCTGACGAAGTACGCGCTGTTCCGATTGAAGCCCGACTGACAGTCGGCCGACAGATTCAGGCGCGCGATCGCCTGGCGCAGCGTGATGTGCTCGCCGTTGACGCCGAACGCGATCACGCCCGGATAGCCGCCGACGAGACGCACGGCGTGCACCGCCTTCAGCGCGTCGAAGCTGGCGACGTCGACCTGCGGCATGACGGTCCCGTCGACGTCGACCGGCCAGGTCGGCACCGCGAGCGGGCCGCCGGTCTTGTAGTTCTGCAGGAACCACTGCACAACGAGATCGCGGTAGATGTCGGCGAGCTGCTCGATGAGCGTGCCGGTGCCGTCGCCGGTCGTCTCCTTGCCCTTCACGTTCGCGGTCAGCGGCTGCGATCCGTCGGCGGCGACGAGCCCGTCGGGCCCGCGCACCATGACGCACGTGAACCGCTCGCCGCCGATGTCGACGTACTGCGGGTTGCCGGTGTTCGCGAAGTACGTCGAGTAGCCGGTCTTCCCCGGCACGGCGAACGTGACGCCGTACTTGCCGGGGTCGACGCGCACGCCGCCCTGATACAGGTCGACGATCTCCTTCACCGCGTGGCCGGCGACGAGGAAGCGGTACCACTGCTGCGACGGGCTCGACAGGTCCATCACGGTGCCGACCGGGATGAGCGGGATCGCGCCGGTCGGCACGGGGGCGCCCGTGATGTACGTGACGTTCGTGTCAAGGTTGTCGTCGTCGAACTGCGTGGTTCCGACCGGCACCTGCCACACGCGATCCCATGTCGCGGCCGGCTCGCGGCGATAGACCTTGTACGAGAGCGGCGCGATCGCGGGGGCCAGCCACTCGACGCGGAACGGGCGGCGATGGCCCTGCCAGGTGGCGGTGCCGTCGGGGGCCGAGAGCGCGGTTTCGCCGTTCGCGTAGACGGCGCTCACGGCATAGTGGTGGTACTGCCCCCACTGCGACAGGTTCGCACCCGGCGTGATGTTCGCGGCCGTCACCGGCGTCTGCCACGGCGGGCTCGTCGTGAAGGTCGCGGTCACGGTCGGCGCGGTGACCTCGATGAACTGGGTGACGCGCGCGCCGTAGTAGTACCAACTGAGATAGACGCGGTACTTCGCGGCGTTGGCGGCCGCCGACCACGTCGCGACGATCGACTGCGAGCCGTTGACGGTGATCGTCTGCACGTTGGCGGGGAACGTGCCCCGACTGCCGTTGTGCGGGACGTTCGTGAAGCCGCAGTCGGGATCGGTCTCGCGCCCGCTCGCGTCGACGGCCGTCACGAAGACGCCGTACTTCGCATCGGGGACGTCGTCCGACACGGTCCCGCCGCCGGCGGTCGTGAGGCCGAGGCCGGTCGGCACGGCGGCATCGGAGACGAGCGGCGCGAAGCCGAAGATCTGGTAGCCGTCGTCGACGTGCGCGCCGGTCGCGGTGCCGGTGAGCACCGGCGGCGGGTTCGAGCTGCCGGCATCCGACAGATCGCCGTAGAGAATCGGCACCGGCTTCTTCACGGTCGCGATCGGGCAGTCGGGGAACTGCACGCGCGAGATCGTGCGCTGCGGGATCTGCTTCTCCAGATTCGCCGGGCCGAACTTCGAGGCCAGGAAGTCGCGCGCGATGAACTGCACGTGGAGCGGCGCGCGCGGCTGCACGTCGCGCACGATGCCCCGCACGAGCACGCGCGGCATCTTCAGCAGCCGGCGGCTCGCGTCGTCGATCATCCGGATGAGCGCCATGCGGTTCTCGATCGTTTTCGATCGATCGGATTCGAGCAGCGCGCGGATGAGATGCGAGGGCGTCGCGCCGATCGCGGCGTCGCTCGCCAGCCAGGACCACTCCGCCGCCTCGTACTGGCCGAGCCGGTCGGACAGGCCGCGGTTGATCTCGCCGAAGCCGATGATGCGCGGTTCCTTGTACCCGCCGTAGTAATCAATCGGATCGTTGAGGTCGACCGGCGCCCAGAGATACGTCTTCGGGTTGCCGCCGGTGTCGACGTGGTCGAGCTCGACCCACGACAGGCCGATGACTTCGCCCGACTGCTGCGGCAGCGTGCCGAAGTCGACCTCGGGCACCGACTCGACGCGGAGCGCCAGCCAGAAGAAGTCGCGCACGGTGGCGTCGGTCGTCGTCCAGTTGAGCGTGAACCCGTCGGCGGTGAGCGCCTGCACGTCGCACTCCGACCGCAGCGTGCTGTTCGCGTTGAAGTACCGCAGGGCCTTGGCATTCGTGTGCATCCGCTGCGCGTTGCCGAACTGCGCCTGGTCTCCGCCCTGGCAGAACTCCGTCACGCCGTCGCCGACGCCGAGCGCCCACTGCACGTGATCGTTATCGACGCCGTTGACGAGGCCGGCGCCGCCGAGCATCACGAGCTCGGGCTCGAAGGGCACGCCGGTGATCGTCTGCGTGCCGTTCGACGTCGGCTGATCGGCCTCGCCCGACTTACCGCGCACGCCCTTCAGCGCCAGATATAAGACGCGGCCGGCCGACACGCCGAGGCCTGCGATCTCCTGCCAGCGCACGCGGAAGCCCGACGACAGCATCGTGAGCAGCGAGCCGTGGTCGTTCGGCGAGTTGTTCGTGTCGATCCACTGGCCGAAGCCGTTGGAGTCGGCCTGCGAGGTCGAGCCGGAGCTGCTGTCGTTCGTCTCCGAGGCGAAGTACGCCTGCGTCAGATCGGCACACGACCAGCCGAAGGTGCTGGGCCGGCCGTTGCCGACGGCGTCGAAGTCGCCATGATTGCCCGGCCCCGGCCCGACCATCTGCCAGAAGACCAGCGACGGCTCGAAGCCCACGGTCGTGATGTCCTGATCGATGGATTGATTGGCGGTCGTCGACCGCGTGAACGCGGCGACCTTGGCCTCGACGCCGTTGCCGGCGATCGCCAGGTAGCTGATGACGTGCGCGGGCGGATCCGGCGTCAGCCCATTCGTCGTCCAGTTGAGCGTGAAGCCGCCGCTGTCGAATGACTGCACCGTCGCGAGCGCGAGCAGCGAGGTCGTCACGCAAATGATCGCCGCCGCCTCCGACTGGTAATACTGCCCGTTGCCGAAGGTGCCGGATTCCTTCATGCCGGCCCGCGCGACGCTCGTCACGCCGTCCGAAAAGCCGAAGCTGAAAAACTCCGTCGCGATGTAGCCGTCGGCGAGGTTGTTCCACGAGGTCCAGAAGATGATCGCCTTGGGCTGGAAGCCGAGCCCGGTGACCTGCTGCGTGCCGGTGCCGAAGCGCGGCGAGAACTCGCCGATCTTCATCGCCATCAGAGCACCAGCCCGCGCGAGACTTCCGCCAGCGTGAGCCGGATGCGGTTGTCGTTCGTGAAGACGCGCTGCACCGCGCGCGTCGTGTCCTTCCAGCGCATGAGGTAGCAGCGATTGATCGCCGGGTCGGGGATGACGAGCGTCGGCACGGCGCGGCCGCCGCACGCGTCCCACCACGCCTCGATCGCGGCGATGCCGGCGTCGGATGTTTCGATCTCGCCACTCAGCGAGGCGACGCGCGCGCCGAGCTGGTAGATCGTCGAGACCAGATAGTCGGTGACGTGCTCGATGAGCGGGCGCTCGATGCCGTCCTCGACGCCCCAGAGGACGTTGTGCACGAGCTCGCGCTTCGGCACGAGCATCTTGAACTCACCGAGTTGCACGTTGACGCTGTTCGCGCCGACGACGGCCAGCCGCCAGAAACGGAACGATCGCGAGCCGATGCCGGTGAGGTCCTTGAACGGATTCACCGGCCACGGCAGGACGGGGTCGGGATCGTAGGCCGGGATCGTGATGGCCTGGTCGAGCGTCGGCGAGCCCCAGCTGTCGGTCGCGTTGCCTTGGATGCGGACGTTGAGGCCGGCGTCGAGGTTGTGATGGACGATCGCGACGAGGTCGAGCGTCTGCGCCGACCCGAAGTCCCAGACGATATTCGGCGAGGTCTGCGTCGACTTCCACGGCTTGGCCGGGTTGCCGTCCCAGAGATTCTCGACCGGGTACTCGACGACCTGGCTCGACGGGGTCACGAGCGCGGCGTTGTCGACGACGTCGTCGCCGGGATGGGAGTAGACCAGCTTCGCCATCAGGTCACCGGGATGCCGAGAATCTGCTGCGCCGACGAGCGGCCGCCGCGGATGTTGTTGGCGAGGTAGTCGTTGAAGAGCGGGCCGATCTCTTCATAGACCAGCTGCCGGATCGTGTCGATGGTGCCGATCGGCGTGTGCACGTTGAAGGTGACGGAGCCGCCGCCGGCGCCGAGGCCGGTGCGCGCCATCGCCTCGGCCAGCGCGTTGACGAGCGCGTCCGGCGAGCCGACGATCTCCGGGCCCGCTTCGGCCACGACGCGCAGCGCCGGCCTCGAGAACAGCCCGCCGTGCTGTGCGCCGCCGACGTCGACCTCGCCGCCCCCGCCGAAGAGCCGGAACCCGCCGCGCGGCCGGTTGATGGCGCGATCGATCGCGGAGTCGTCGACGTCGATCTTCACGGTCGGCGTGTTCGTGATCGCCTTGCCCAGATCGCCGGTGATCTTCTTGATGAGTTCGTCCAGCTTGTCGATGACGCCCTTGAAGCCCTGGCCGATGGTCATGCTGAAGCTGAGGCCGGCGTCCTCGGCCGACGCGAACTTGTTGCCGTTCTCGTCGACGAGCAGGCCCAGCTCGGCCATCCGATCAGCGGTCGCCTTCAGCTCGATCGGGATTTCCTGATTCGCCTTCTTCGCGGTCTGGAAGTACTCGTTGTAGGCGCCGGCCATCTTGCGGATGACGGTGTCGTTGTCGATGCCAGAGCCGACGAGCAGCGTCATCTCTTCGAGCAGGCCCTGCGCCTGTTCGGTCAGCCGCTGGGCCTGCCACTTCGGGCCCAGCTCTTCGATCGTGAAGCCGTACTTCTCGACGGTGGCCTGCAGCTTGTCGCGCGCGTCGACCTCGGCCTGCGCCTGGTCGACCTGCTTCTTCTTCACGTCGTCGTAGAACTTCTTGACGTCCTCCATCCAGCGACGATTGCCGGCCTCGTCCTTGCGGCCGATGACGTTGAGGCCGATGTGCGCGAGCTTCTCGCCCTCGGCGCCCAGCTTCCGCAGGTCGTCGTACAGCCCGCCCAGATTGTTGAAGCCGAGCACGTCCTTCGCGAACGACTCGCGCGTACCCTTCGTGACGTTCTTGTTGACCGACAGCAGCTTGTCGACGAGCTGCCCGCCGAACGCGCCGACGAGCGTGCCGAGGCCGGGGATGATCGAGCCGAGCGCGCCGCCGATGGTCTTGCCGAGCCCCTTCGAGATCACGCCGCCGAAGTGCTCGGTGAACTTCTGGCCGACGAACCCGCCGGCCAGGCCGCCGACCGACTTGCCGACGTCGCCGCCGCCGGTGATCGCCGACAGGATGGTCGGGCCGAACAGCTTGCCGAACTCCGGGCCGAAGTCTCGAACGAGCGCCTGCGCGAACGTCTTGCCGACGCTCGGCGGCGGCGTGAGGCTGACCGTCGCGGCGAACGCGCCCGACAGATCGATCGGGCCCTTGTTGATGAACGTCGATCCGAAGTCCCGAATCTGCTGCAGGACCGCCAGCTCTTCCTGCAGCGTGCGCGTCTGTTCGCGCACTTCCATCGTGAAGGCGCGCGTCTTCGGCAGCAGCGTGTCGAACCCGCCGCCCACTTGGGCGGTGATGTCCTTCAGCGCCAGATGTTTGATGTAGAGATCGTGCGCTTCCTTCGAGAGCAGCGGCAGGCCGCCGGCGTCGACTAGCGGCTTGATCTTCGCGAGCATCCGGTCGAGGTTTTCGGGCGCGGCCTTCTGCTCGGCCGTCATCTTCGCGAAGGCGGCGTTGAGCTGGGTGATCTCGCCGCGCAGCTTCGTGCCGCTCATCTCGTCGACGAGGCCCTCGATTGCCTTGCGCTGCGCTTCGGCCGCCGCCTTCGCATCCTTCTGCGCCTGGGTCAGCTCGCCCGTCTTCCCGCTCAGCCACGCCGTCGAGTCGCTGAGTTTCTTGTTTTCCGAGGCGAGCAGTTTTTTGATGTCGGCCGCTTCGAGCTCGGCGAGCTGCTGCTGCTTCAGGTTCCCCATGTAGCCGGCGTGCGCCGCGCCGGCGCCGGCGAAGCCGCCCGACAGAAACCCGCCGGCGGTGGCCTTCACGTCGCCGAACAACTTCTGGAAGCCTGCCGCGGCCGGCCCGATGCCGCGCAGCAGGTCGTACATGTTGCCCAGGTCTTTCGTCAGATTGCCGAGAACCGTGCCGCTCCAGATCGTGATCTGGTTGAAGAAGTTGCCCCAGGCATCCTTCGCGTCGTCGAGGCGCTTGATCGTCTCTTCCGACATGGTCGCCGCGCCTTCGGCGACGCCGAGGAAGCCGCTACGGATCGCGGGCAGTAGCGTCGCGCCGGATTTGCCGAGCAGCTCCAGCGTGACCTGCGTCTGCTGCATCGGGTTCGGGATCTTCTCGACGGCGGCGACGATCGCCTTGAAGGCGTCTTCCGGTTTCATCTTCCGGAGATCGTCGAGTTCGAGTCGGGCGATCTTCAGCGCATCGATCGTGCCTTTCGTCGGCGAGGCCAGCACGTCGTTCATCTTGATGATCGACTTCGACACGCCCTCCAAGTCGCCGCCCGTCTGCCGAGCGGCGTGCGCGAATTGCTGCGCGGCCGTCGTGCCGATGCCCATGCGAGCCGAGAGATCAGAGATCTGCTCGGCGCTGTCGAACACGTGCTTCGTGAACCCGACGACGGCACCGATGCCGAACGTCACGCCCATCAGCCCGGCGACGCTCTTGAGCGAGCTGGTCATGCCGCCGAGCATTCCGCGCTGCTTCTCGATGTCGGAGCTGACGCCCTGCACCGACTTCCGGACGGAGTCGAACTCGCCCTTCGTCAGGTTCTTCGCTGAGACGCGGATGACGATCTCTTTGTCCTGATCAGCCATGTCGCTTCGGTCGCTTCTTCATCGCCGGGCTTCGCTCGTGCCGGTCCTGCAAGTCCTGATTTGCCGCCGCTTCAATCACCGCGAACGCCGCCATCGTCTTCGCCGGCTGATCGGCCGCGCCGCCGGCGACGGGCAGCGATCGGCGCCGGTACGCCAGGCCACCGAAGCCGACCGCCTCCAGCCCGTAGCACGTGAAGAACAGCTCGACGAGCGTCTCGGCCTCGACGGTCAACTCGCGTACCGGGCATGTCGTCAGTGCGAGCCGACCAGCTGACCAGACGACGCGGGGCTCGCGGTCGGGTTTGCCGGCGGGGTGCTCGACGGTCGGTCGGCCTCGGGTGACGCGGTGTCCGTCGAGGCCCCACTCGATGCCGTCGCAGCTGCGCTGTCCGCAGAGGCCGCGGTCGTGGCACTTGCGGCAGCTGTCGCCGGTCTCGTGCCAGGCGCTTCCTTCGACGGCTCGCTCAAGGAAGCTGCGAAAGCGGACTGTGACCTCAAGACTTTTTTTAGGTCGGCGCTCATCGAGTTCGCCGCGTAGATCGCAACGACGAGCGTGCGCAGGACATCGCCGCGCGCGCAGAAAAACCGCACGAGCTGCGCGCCGGTCGTGACCGGCCGGTCCTCGTCGTCGACGATCTGCCCCTCGGGCGCGCTGATGTACTGCTCGATCGCGGCCTGCATGAAGACCTTCGAGAAGTGCTCGTCGTCTTCATCGGCCGTGCGGTAGGCGGCAAGGGCGGCCGGGTCCAGCTCGTCGCGCCGGCGCTCGTAGATGACGGAGTCGGCGATGACGTAGCGGCCGCGCTCGTCCTTCTCCTGCTCGTCGGGCTTCCGGCCGGGCAGCAGCCGCAGCGACGGCGGGTCATTCAGCCGGCGCGAGCCGGCATCGAACTCGGCGAACTGCTCGACGTTGAGCCGCGCGATGTGCAGCGTGACCTGTTCGGCCTGGCCGGTCTCGTCGTTGTCGAGCCAGACCGTGTGCTCGTAGTACTTCCGCAGTTTGATCGGCATGGGATCTCCTTCGTGGGCGTGCACGACGAACCGAAGGAGCGCCGCCGGGGGGACGATTGCCGCCGATGACCGGGATGTCGTCGGCCGCTCTCGCGCGGGACGCAGATGCGAGCGAACGTCGAACTACGAACTTTAGCCGAACGCGAGCAGCAGCTCGTCGTTCTCGCCGTCAGCCGTGGCGAGGGCCAGGCCCTCGAAGCTCCAGCTGATCTCGGTGTCCGGGTCGTCCATCGTCGGCACCCGGAAGTCGACCTTCGGGCAGCGGATGGCGACGAGATTGCCCTCGGCGGTGCCGAGCTGCTCGAAGAGCGCCGCCGGCGTGCCCGCTTCAGTCAAGTCGTAGAGCACCGGCTCTTGCGCCGCGTCGGCCCACGTGTCGAGGCCGATGTCGATGTTGCGCCGGTCGTTGCGGTAGACCTCGCTCGCCTTCGACTGCCCCTGCTCGTTGTTCCGCGCGACGAGATTATTCGTGAGCGTGACCGACAGCGTCTTCTTCTTGATGATCGTGTCGTTGATGTAGCAGGTGCCGATGATGCCGCCGGGCGGGTTCTGCGTGCCGATGACGGTGAAGGCCCCCGGTACGGCGGGAACGCCGGCGCCGGTGAACTGCTCCTTCGCCGGGCCGCTCGCCGACCAGCGTCCTTCTTCGGTCGCGTCAAACGTCAGCTCCAGCTCGTTGACGCCGACGCCGACGAGCGCGCGCTTGAACGTGTCGAGGTAGTGCGCGATCGCGAGCGAGATCGCCAGGTTCGACGTCAGCTTGTACGTGACGCAGCCCTTGACGCTGTCGCCGTTGACGACGGCGCCGGGCAGCGCGGGGGCCCACGTGACGACGGCGCCGGCGACGCTCGTGAGGAAGCGCATGTACCGGATGCCGCCGGTGACGATCACGACGGCGTCGTTCTTCGCGAGCCCGGCGGCCGAGGTCAGCGTCGCGCCGGTCGTCGTGCCGCCCGAGGCCACGGTCGTCGCCAGCGTGACGTTCGTCTTCGAGCCGAAGGCGGCCTCGAAGACCTCGTCGGCTTCCGGCAGCGTGTTCAATGTGCCCGACGGGCGCAGCAGCGCCTCGAGCGGGGCCAGGCCGGCGCTGACGCGGCGGTCGAAGCGGGTCACGACGGCCGGCGAGGCGCTCTTCTCCGGACTGATGACGCGGTCGAACGGCTGGTAGTCGAAGCCGAGATTGATATGGCGCACGGCGTCCGTCGACGCGAACGCCGCGAGCGTCTCGCCGTACGCGGCTTCTTTCTTGACGTAGGTCCGTCCGCGTCGTCCGATTTCAATCGCCATGTTTTACCTCATCGCCGCTCGCGCGCCGGCGGCGCGGCGTCGGCGCGTCCTCGGCCGGATCGAAGAACTCATCGGGGATCTGGGCGCGGATGTCCTCGGGCACCGTGTCGAGGTCGACGTGCTGGCCGACGCCGCAGCTGAGGCCGTACTCGCGGCCGGTCGCGACGACGCTGAAGCCCACGCGCACTCGTCGAATGTTCGGCATGGTCGGTCCCCTTACCCGTTCGGCTGCCCGTAGGTGCGACGCAGCGGGATCGCCAGGTCCACGCGGGCCCAGACCTGCGAGCCGTCGATCAGCAGGTCCTGCTCGGCCGCGACGATCTGCGTGTCGCGCGCGAGCCCGCCGCGCGTGAGGTCGGCGACGACCGCCTTCTCGATGTCGGCGCAGCCCCTGAAGAACGTCTTCATGCGGCTGTCGTCGTCGGTCGGGACGGCGATGCTGCACCAGTGCACGGTCACCGGCAGCGTGCGCTTCAGCTCGCCGGCCTGGAAGTATTCCCACGGCCCCGGTTTCACCTGCAGCACGATGAACGGGCGCGGGCCGGTCGGCTCAAACATCGACTCGATGTCGCGGTCGGGGTCGAGCCGGACGGCGGTGCCGGCCAGCGTGAAGAAGTACCCGGCTCCGACGGAGATCGCGGCGAGGGCGGCCTGCAGGTTCTTCACGATCAGGTACTCAATCGGCTCCGGCATCGGCGGCCTTGCTCTTCGCGAAGTTCAGCTCGTGCGCCATGTTCTTGTCGAAGACGTCGAGCACTTTCTGGATGCCCTGCGGGCGGTGTTTGCCGAAGACGTGCCCGATCGACGGGCCGAACTTCTCGTCAATCGGCAGGCGCCGCGCGCCGGGAACGCGGACGAAGACGCCGCGATGTCCGCTGCGCATCGTCGCGATGAAGGCCTCGCGGATGCGACCGCGCCCGCCCTTCAGCCGGTAGCTCACCCCGCCGCCCTTGCCGCGCGACGGCTCGGGCCCGCGCGCGCCGAACTTGATGAGCGGGATCCGTTTGAGCGAGGCGAAGATGGCGGCCGACGGGCGCGAGATCGTCGCGTCGGCTTTGCGCATCGCGGCCTTTACGTCGCTCTGCTTGAGGCCGGTGTCGGCCGCGATCAGCCGGGCCATCAGGGTATTGCCGGCGAGGATGGACCGATTGAGCGCGCGGACCAGCGCGCGCGTGACGGCCTGCGGCTTCTCCTTGAAGTCCGCGATGATCTCCTTGTCGCCGGTCACGGTCAGCTGCACTCGATCTCCTTCACAGCGCGCGATTCACGGTCACGTACCAGCAGTCGTTCTCGGCCGGCTGTGGATCGCCCTCGGCGACCCAGTTCACGTTCGCGTCGCCGAGCTTCACCGGCGCGGCGATCGTCGTACCGCGTGGACACGTCGGCACGGCGGCGACGCCAGTGCCGAGTGTCGTCTTCGGCAGCACGAGGATCCGCCGCGGCTGCGCGTTCCGCCAGTCGGTGCCGTACGGCTGCGCCTCGGCGAGGGGCCGCAGCCAGAGGCCGCGCGTCGCGATCGGGGTGTCGTTCGGGGCGGGACGGGTCACCGTGACGGGGAACCCGTGGAAGTCAAGGTTCAGCCCGAGCACGAGGTCACGCGCTGGACCGAAGTCAACCATCGTCGACGTTCCCCGCGCCTCGCGGCGCTGCGATTACGCGAGCGCCGCGCCGAGATTGACGCCGGACAGCACGACCTTGCCCGTCGCCGACGGGTTGGCCGCCGCCGCGGCCGCAACGCCGGCCCGAAAGTTGCCGGTCGTGACGGTCGTGAAGACCTTCGCCGCCGCGTCCCAGTTGACCTGCTGCCCTTCGGTCCACGCCTGCGCGCTGACCTTCGCGTGCTCGACGACGCCGGTGCGGACGCCGGTGAACGGCAACGTCTGCGCCTTCGTTTCGGTCGCGATGACGAGGATGTCGCCGATCTTCTCGCCACGGCCCGAGACGGTGCCGCCCGTCGGGGCGGTGTAGGTGAGAACGTCGCCTTCCTGCACAAAGTTCTTCATAGCTGCCTCGTCTGTGTGTTCGTGCCTCTGCTCGCCGTTCCCCCGCCCCTTACGCGCCGGGGTTCTTGAAGATCGAGCGGAAGTCGGCGGCCTTGAACTCGGTGTCAAGCCGCGCGCGGAACTTCACGCCGTCCACGTCGAACCCGTCGACCTGGCGCACATCGGGCCCCTCGTTGCCGTCGAGCACGCCGTAGTAGAGAACCGGCACCCCGGACGCCGCGCCGACCGCGGCGTACCACGAGAGCGTCGACGCGACGTCGAGTCGCGGCTCGACGATGAGCGTGAGCGGCGTGCGGCCGCCAGGCGCGAACGGGTTCACGTTCGAGGCCTGCTGCGCGGTGATCTGGGTGATCTGCTTCTCCGCGATCGTTTCCTTCGCGGCCGGCACGATGAGGTACTGCATCTGCAGGTTCAGCAGCGTCAGCCCGTCGAGGCCCTTCTGCACGCGCAGCGCGGCGCGCGCGGCGCCGAGCGACGTGTCGCTGATGGCGTCGGAGCTGGCCGACAGGTTGCCGTGCGCGGCGATGAAGAGCGCCAGGCCGTCGCCCATCGTCGGGTTCGTGGTGATCTCGGCCCACGCCAGATCCGATTCGAGGTCGCGCGCCTTGCGGCCGAACGCCGCCGGGATGTCGCCGAAGGCGTTGAGGTCGTCGTTGATCAGCGCCTGCCGGGTGATGGCGAAGATGCGGCCATAGGTCTCCAGCTGGGCCGTCTCCTTGCCCTCGGTGATGGTGCCGTGCGTGAACTCGCCGTGCTCGTTGATCTTCACGAGGCCGGGCGCGTCACCGATCTGCACCTGTCGCGACGGCTTGAAGTCCGTCAGACTGACGAGCTTCGCGAGCGGCCGCCAGGTCTGCGGCGCCGCCTCGTACGCCGCGCGCAGATTCTTCTTCGCGACGTCTTCGAGCAGGATCGGAAAGTCCGACGTCGTGTGGTAGCCGGTGCGCGAGAGCATCGCGTCGACGAGCTGCGAGCGCGTCATCATCGTCGTCCGCGTGCCGCGCGCGTTGAGGAACGCCCGGCCGATGTCGAGGATGGTCATGCCCCGGTACCGTCGGCCGTTGTCGGTGAGCGGGAAGCAGAGCTGGCCCTTCGCGTCGACGCGCTCGGCGTCGATGCGGTGCAAGAGCGCCTCGACGATGCCGGCCCGCGCGTGCACGAGCGGATCTTCCTGGCCGGCGATCTCGACGCGCCCGCGCGTCGCGCCTTCCGACGGCCCGACGTCCTGGCCCCCGCGCGTCTTCAGCTCGTCGAGGATCCGGGTCTGGCACTCTTCGAGTGTCAGGTCGGAGTCGATCAGCTGACGCTCCAGCTCGCGCGGCATCCGCGCGGCCTCGCACGCGTTGCGGATGCCCTGCACCCGCGCGCGTTCGGCGGCCCGGCCCCGGTCAACGTCGTTCGGGGTGAGTGATGCCGGCGGCGGCTGGGCCGGGGGATCCGGCCGCAGCGGACTGTTCTCGGCGATGGTCTCGGCGATGCGGGCAGCGGCGGTCTGTTCGCCGGCGGCGGCGGTCGGTTCCATGACGGGCTCCTTCGTGCGCGTGATGTACTCGCAGGGATGCGTGGGGACGGCTTTGCCGGAGCGCACCTGTGCGGCGGCGTCGGCAGGCATGGGAACCAGCGAGATCTCGTACGGCTCCCAGTCGGTGGCGGTGCGGACGGGGATCGAGCCGTCCTCGCCGGTGGTTTCCTCGAACTTGTGAATGATGTAGCCGACGCTGACGTTGCGGACGATCTTGTCTTTCACGTCGCGCACGATGTCGCGGACCTTCTCGCGCTGCGAGAACCGCACGCGCGCGACGGCCTTCTTGCCATCGACCTTCGCGGAGTCGTCGACGACGACGCCGATCTGCGCGGCGATGTCCCACGAGCTGTGCGAGTCGAGCAGCGGGCCGCCGTTGTTCAGGCGATCGAGTCGCACCGCCTTCGGATCCATCGAGAGGCGCTCGACGTACTTCTTGCCCGTCCACCAGTCGGTGCGCATGACCGGGGCGCCGGTCGAGAAGACGACGTCGACGCTGAGGTCTTTCTCATCGAAGGACCGCGGCTGGAGTTCGGCGAGGCGAGAGAACAGCGGCAGATCGACCGTCTGCGCTGCAGCGGGGGCCACGACACAGAAGGTGCCCGGAACTTCACGCGCTGTGAAGACAGGACCCTACGGATTGATGGCGTTTGATGGCGTTCGGCGAGAACAGGACCCGGCAAATGTGCCGGGCCCCCCGCGTGGCGCGCGGTTCTCTTCGGTTGGATGACTACTTGACGGGCAGCGGCGAGCCGTCGGCCTGGCACTCGGCCGCGTCGCCGTACTTTTCCGGGTGCTTCTTGAAGTCGGCTTTCTCAACCTCGGTGATCGCGCCGGTATCCTGATTCCGGATCCACATTTTGCCGGGCGCGGTCGGCGGCATCTCCGGTTCGTCCGGCCCGGTCTGGCCGCGCATCGCGTCGTAGGTCTGGACCCCTTCAGGCGGCGGGAAGATCGCGCCCTCGGCTCGGCCTTTCTTCGCGTCGTTCTTCTCGTCGTCGGCTTTCTTCGTCATCGGTCCCTCCGTCGCCATTTTACTGTCGGCGGCAGACGTCGCTGCAGTCGACGCACGAACTCGGCGGGCAGTCGCGGCGCCGTGGTCGGGTCGAACAGGATCAGCTGGTCACGCGGCGAGCCGTCCTGGCGCGAGCCGGCCTCGAGTTTGGCCTCGACGATCCGGCACCGCGTGTCGGGCCCGAAGCCGCGCTCGGCCCACGTCGTCCAGATCGACAGCATGTGTGCGCGGTACGACGGGTCGTGCACCGGCTTGCCCTCGACGCGCAGCTGAATCACGTACTTCGGCTTGCCGTCGACGCGGAACTCTTCGACGAACATCGCCGCCGCCGACCCGACTTCGAGCCGCGCGAAGGTCGCGGCCGATTCCTTCACCTGCAGGAACGTCGGCCGACGGATACTGCCGGCGATGACCTCGATGACCCACTTCGACCAGAGCTGATTCTGGCTGTTCGGGTCCATCGAGCCGAGGCGGCCGCTCATGCCGGCGATTCTAGCCGAGAGTGGGTACTGCGTCATGGGTCACAAGTCACCAGACTCGACGGCCGACTTGTGCTAGAGCACGCCGTTGAGGCGCACGGCGACGAGGATGACGGCGTCCTTCTCGCGCGGCGGTGATTCGTTCGTCGTCATGTGATTGACGAGCCGATAGTTGACGTCGATCGTGCCGGCGAGCACGCGCGCGGTCGCCATGCCGCCGGCGACGACCGGGTTGTCGGTCGTCAGTTGGCCGTCGGATGCGCCGCCGGCTTCGTTCGTGATCGCCCATGTCGACTGCGCGATGCCGGCGCCCTTGAGGTAGTCGGTCCAGTTGACGCCGAGGACGTCCTTGTCGGCCGGCGCTTTCACGAAGAGCAAGGTAGGCTGCGGCATTCTCAATCCTCCGGCACGCCGACGATGGTGTCGGCGAACTTCATCACGGCGACGGGCGGCGCGGGCATCTCGACGATGGTGTCGGCGAACTTCATCACGAGGACGACGACCGGCCCCGCCGCCGGCGCGGCACCGCCGCTCACGGTGCCCGCAAACAGCTGCGTCGAGGCCACGTGCGCGCCGACGATCGCGGTGCCCGTCGAGACCGTGCCGGCGAACAGCTGCGTCGCGCTGACGTGCGCGCCTTCAATGCTGACGCTGACGCTGCCGGCGAACAGCTGCGTCGCGCTGACGTGCGCCCCAGTAATTGCCAGGCCGAGACTCCCGACGAAGACCTGTGTACTGGCGACGTGCGCGCCCTCGACGGTGACGCTGACGGATCCCGCGAAGACCTGCGTCGAGGCGACGTGCGCACCGGCGATCGATCCGGCTTCCGTGACCGTACCCGCGAAGACCTGCGTCGACGAGACATGCGCGCCGGTCACGTCAATACTGAGACTCCCCGCGAAGATCTGCGTCGACGAGACGTGCGCGCCGGCGATCGCCAGGCCGACAGAGCCGGCGAAGACCAGCGTCGAGGCCACGTGCGCGCCCTCGACGCTGACGCTCACGGCCCCGGCGAAGATCTGCGTCGACGAGACGTGCGCGCCGCTCACGTCGAGGCCGACCGTCCCGCTGAAGAGCTGGGTGCTGGCGACGTGCGCGCCCTCGACGGACGGGCTGACTTCTCCGGCGAAGAGCTGCGTCGACGCGACGTGCGCGCCGCTCACGTTCTGGCCGGAGTCTTCGCTGACTTCCCCGGCGAAGATCTGCGTCGCGCTGACGTGCGCGCCACTCACATCGACGCTGACGCTGCCCGTGAAGATCTGCGTCGACGACACATGCGCGCCGCCGACGTCGGCCGTGAAGGTCGACGTCGTGATCCGCGTGCCGGTCGAGCCGTCGACGCCGGTGCGCCAGTTGATGTCGGCCGTTGTCATCCCGCCCGCGCCCGTGCGTTCCCACGCGATCTGGATGAAGAGATACTGGTTGGTGATCGTGAACGCGCCGGGGTTGACGGTCAGCGTCGAGTCGAAGTCGGCCGCCGTCGAGACGTTCGAGACGATCGAGGCGAGCTGCTGGCCGCTCGTGATCTCCGTCGCGTTCGACCCGTCCGCGTCCGCCTTGATGATGCGGAACCGGACGCGCCCGTCCTGCGCGCCGCCGTTCGTGACAGCCCGCACGACGAAGTGAAAGACCCAGTTGCCAGAGGCGAAACTGCCGGTGAAGGGGAACTGGGATCGGAACGCGTCCTTGAGCGTCGTGTCGAGCGAGCCGTCGGGCGGCGTCGTGTTGACGAACGTCGTTGCCGCGCGTTCGACGCCGACCGCGTACTCGCTGTGCAGGGTCGCGCCGGTCGAGACGACCCAGCCGTCGTTAATCGTGGCGGCGGCTTGATTCGTTTCGGTGATGCGCCGCCAGCCGTCGTCCGTCGCATTAGCGAGAAAGAGCGTGACCGCCATCGACTAGAGCTCCGGCAGCGTGATGTCAGGGAAGCCCTGCCGTCGATAGGCCTCGCGTTCGGCGTCGGTGAGTTTGACGCGCCACCAGACGAAGTCCATCAGCTGCGCGAGCTGCTCACGGTAGTGTTCCACGCGCTGCTCCAGCGGCAGGTCGGGGCGCTCGCGAAGCGGGTGCGTGCTCGTCGACATGGCTGGCCGGCGGGACCGTCCCGGAGTCCGGCCCCGCCGAGCGAGTTAGAGCGCGAACCAGCCGGAGCTGTGGACGGCGAAGTTGATGTTGCCGCCCGACGGCGTCACCGGCATCCCGGTCATGCCCGTATCGTAGAAGATCATCAGCCGGCCGTTCGTGACCGTCGTGTCGGCCAGGATCACGGCTTCGGACTGGTCGCCCGTGACGCTCGCCCACGCGAAGTCGGCACTGTCGAAGGCGCCGTTCGTGCAGGTCTTCGAGGCCAGCGTCGCCTCGGCCACCTTCGCCGCCGCGGGGACGTCGGTGGCGCCGCCGGAGTACTCATCATGCGCGGCCGAGAACGTGTAATCAGCCAGGTCGATCAGTGCCGCCACGACGGTGTCACCGTCGAGATCGAGCGCCGTCGAGTTGTCGAGCAGCTGCTGCTTGAACGGGTTGTACAGCGTGTTCGCCATCGGGGGGCCCTTTCGGTCAGCGGGACTACGACATCACGATCGACGACGACCCGGCGGCCTGCGTCGCCGCGTCGGCGCGGGCTCGCGGGAAGAAGTGCGCCTTCACCGGGCCGAGCGTGCGGTGCTCCGGGTCTTTCCAGCACGGCGTGCAGATCGACTTGTGCACGAAGCGGCCATCGTCGCCGCGCACGACGGCGACGTAGTCGGTTGGTTCCTTCTCGACGATGCCACAGCCGATGCACGCATTCGGGTGAGCCATGAATCCTCCTACTCGTACGGGCGGCCATAGCGCCGCGCGTCATCTCGACGAATCCGGAAGCGCCCGCTCGGCAGTCGGAACGCCGGCAGCGCGCCCTTGCGGATGTCGCGGTAGACGGTCTGCACGTCGACGCCCCACTCTTCCGCCAGGCGCGACGGCGAGACCGCCGGCTCGCTCGGCGGCGACACGTCGAGGGCGCGGTCTCGGCTCACGTCGTCTCCGGCTTCGGGCCCTCGATGACGGCGATCGCCGCCTTGACGCCTCGCTGGTAGCAGTCCGCGCAGTGCGCGGTGTTCGGGTTCGGGTCGTGGTCGAGTGTGCGCGCCGTCTCGATCCGGGCCCGCATCGCCGCGAGCTGCTCGGCCGCCGTGTCCTCCGGATCCTCGAGGCGCGGCGCGCGACGGCGTGTCGTGAGATCGATCGCCTGCTCGGGCGTCTGCAGGTCGGCGGCTTTGACGGCGGCCATCGGTCACTCTCCTAGCGCGCGATGCGCTGCGGGCCGACGCGGACCCGGCGCTCGTCGGCGGCCGGCGCGTCGTCATCGGGTTCGGTCGGCGGTGTGGGTTCGGGTGTCGTGCTCGCGGCCGCAGGTTTCGCGGTCGGGTCGGCGAACTTGCCGGGCGCCGGCGGCAGCGTCCCGGCCGGGCGGCCCTGCGTCAGTCCGGCCTGGCTCATCTGACGCGGGTCACAGTCGAGGATGATGCCCAGCTCGTCGAGCTTCTTGTTGCCGGCCGCGACTTCGTCGAGGAACTCATCCGGATCGTACCCGCGCTCGCGGATGGTCTCGTACAGCGTGATGAGCCCCGCGCGGATGTTCCGCATGTAGGCGAGGCCTTCGGTCGACGGGTCGACCATCGGCGCCGGCGGCGCCGTCCATCGCACGTCGGGGATCTCCGACGGAGCCTGATTGACGACGGCGGCCGCGCGCATCGCCCAGCGCCAGACCGGATCGCAGAACTGCGGGATCACGATGCGCCAGCGCCAGTCTTCGACCCGCGCCTGATGCCGCAGCCGCGACATCCGCGCCGCGCTGAAGGGCATGTCGGTGTAGTCGCCGGTGAGGTCCTCGTACGGGACGCCGAGGCCGGTGGCGATCGCGCGCAGATTGACCTTCACGTACTCCGGGTACTCGTTGACGGTGGGCGGATTGATGACCTCGACCTTCCGGCCGGCCGGCACGTTGCCGATCCAGCCGGGTTGGATCGTGTCGAGCGGCGGATCGGCCTCGTCGTCGGTCTCGCCGAGGCCGGCGCCGGTGCTGCTCTCTTCGGTCGTCAGCACGGCGAGACACGCGGCGATCTTCTGCTTCACGAGCGTCGCATCTTCGTACTCGTCGAAGTCCTTGAAGCGCAGCAGCACCGCGGCGAACCACGTGAGCCCGCGCACCTGGCCGGGCCGGATCGGGCGGAAGATGTGCCGGATGCCGTCGGCCGGCACGCGCACCGACTGATACGTGAAGCCGAACGTCGAGCCGGGGTGATCACGGAAGAGCCAGTACGCGACGCGTCGGCCGATGCCGTCGTACTCGACGCCTTGGATGATGCGCGTGCCGTTCGCCCGGATCTCGTCCTTCGTCGTGTCGATGAAGTCCGGCTCGATCACCTGAATCTGCAGCGGCAGCGCGAAGCCGTCCGACAGACGGCGGATGCGCTCGCGCACGAGGACCTCGCCCGACTCGACGACGGTGCGCATGACCAGCTTCTGCAGGCCGTAGAAGTCGTGACGCCCATCGGCATCGCAGTCGGTCGACTCGGCCCAGCGGCGCCAGGCCTCGTACGTCTTCGGGTTGGGTTTCTTGAGTTTGGCGGTGATGCCCCAGCCGACCGTGTGATCGGCGATCGTCGAGACGGCGCTCTCGGCGTACGGGTTGTTCCGGACCAGCTCGCGCGCGTGCTCGCGCAGGCGACTGATCGCCGGCCCGATGACCGCGTTCGCATCGCCGCGACTGCGCGGCCAGCCAGCCGTGCGTCGGCCGGCGCTCGCGGCGTCGTAGTGCCGCCGCCAGACGTCCATCGCGGCGCGCGCGCGCAGACGACGCAAGGTCCAGCGCGGCGCGATCGGGGCGGTGATCTTGTCGAGCAGCGTGGGCGTGACAGCCATCAGGTGCCTTTGCTCGTGACGGCGTACCGGAACGTCGGCGGCCCGTCGCCGGCGAGCGCCGCGGTGCCCTCGATCTCGGCGAGCAGGTCGCGCATCTGTTTGAGATCGTGGAAGGTGATCGTCTGGTCGCTGAAGGTGATCGTCTTCGCGCCCTTGGCGGCGACGATTGCCGCCCTCAGCGCATCAGCGTCGGCTTGCGTCCACGGCATCTATCACCTGCCATAAAAAAAACCCGACACCCTGCGGTCAGGCAGGATGCCGGGCTTCTCCACTTGCGCCAGGCGGCAACGGATCGAGCGGTTGTCGCCGCCTATTCTACGCGATCAGCGCACGACCGGCTTCGTCCCGCCCTTGAACGGGCGCGGACGGCTCTTGAACTCGGGCCGCAGCACGACGGCTCGCGGCTGGTACTTTTCGCCCTCGAAGTAGACCTGCACGATCAGAGCCTCCATGCCGATCGCCTCGAGAATCTGCGGGCGTTGTTCGAGTTCTTCACGGATCGCGGTGACGATGATGTCGACGCGGGTACTTCGATCAGGCCGGGTATCAGGGTTGCCCATGTCGCCCGCTATTATGCGGTCCCACTCGGCGGCGGCAGCGACTGGATGACGAACGGGCCCCGCACGCCGGCCGAGAACCGCTCGGCGGCCTGCAGCGCGATCTCGATCTGCCGTCGCCCCGGCACGACGCCGTCGGGGGTCATCAGGTCGCGCAGCGCGAACAGCGCGCCGTGGGCAATCTGCGCGCCGCAGCCGACCGCACAGAACCCGTCGGCGGGGCAGCCGACCTGATAGTCGCCCTCGATGACGAACAGACGGGCCGCGTACCCGACGACGAACGTGCCGCCGTGCTCCTGCTCGTTCTCTTTCCGCGCGAACCCCTTCGATTTGAGGCACTCGCGGACGGCGTCGACGAAGATGCTGCTCATGTACTTCTCGATGTCCTGCCGGGGATCGTGGTCGGGCACCGTGAAGCTGTAGCGCAGGATCTGCCCCATCCGAAACGACGACGTAAAGCCGAAGAGCATCGGGCCGTTGCGGAAGAGTTTTTGATCGGCGCGCACGCTGAGGTCGTAGCCGGCGACGCCGGCGCTGTCGGCGCCCATCCAGACGGTGCCTTGCTCGACGAAGCCGGCGACGCAGGTCATAGATTCCACCATCGGGTCAGCAGTTTGATCTCGTACGCGTCGCGCAGACCGCGCAGCCGACGCAGCTCGATCGCGGCCGCGACCGCGTCGAGGTCGAGGAAGGATGGGTTGTAGTTGACGTCGTCGATCGCGTCGTCGATGACGAGCGCCTCTTGTAGAAACGGATCATCGTCCGGGTAGTGGCGCCGGAGTTCTTCCAGTTCGTCGTCAAGGTTCATCGTCGACCTCGGAACCACTCGCGCTTCGGCACCCACGGCGTGCGCGCCGGCTTCGGCGGCTTCGGTTTCGGCGGGATGCCGAGCCGCGCGGCCAGGACGTCGAGCTTCTGATCGAGCAGACGCATCGCCGCGAGCGCCATCACGGCGCAGTCGAGCATCTCGTTGTGCCGGATCTTTTTCCAGAAGGTGATCGGGAATCCGCGCTGGAACTTCCGCACCAGCTTTTCGCTCGTGAGCTGCAGCGCGAGCCCTTCGTCAGCCCATGTCGAATGCGGGATATGGACGTAGCCGGGGCCGGGCTCGCCGACTTTGAAGCGCGCGTACCAGAGCGCCTTTGCCGAGTCGACGCCGAGCGTCCAGAGGGCGACCTCGCGCTCGGTGTTCCCGTAGCGGCGAGCCGACGGCGTGAACTTCACGATCGGGCGCTCGCCGGCGCGACCGATGCTCGCGTGACAGCGCAGCGTCGCCTTCTTCGCGGCGTACTCATAGACCTCGTCGGTGCGGTGCCCGGCCGAGTCGATGAAGGACGCCGCGATCGGCAGCTGCACGCCGACCGGATGCCGGTAGCTTTTTTCGAGCAGCTGATCCAATTCCTTCCACGGCTCGGGCTGCGACGTGTCGCCGTCGAAACGGCGGCGGTCGACGAGCCACGCTTCTTCGCCAGGGCCCCAGCCGATCACGAGGGCCTCGAGGCGATCGTCCTGCGTGTCGATGCCGGCGGTGATGAGACACACGCCGGCCGGCACGTCGAACGCGTCCGGGTACGACTCCTTCCGCAGCAGCAGCACATGTGACTCGACGCCCTCGCCCTTGTCCTGCTCGACGGGCTCGCCCAGCGTCGTGTTCTCCCATGTGTGCATCTCGCTGGGATCGCCGGCCTCCTGCTTCGCGTGCGCGTCGAGGAAGCCGGCGACGATGTCGGCCAGCGACGACAGCGGCGAGTACGCCTCCCAGATGTGGAACGACACGATGCGGCGATCGCGGCGGTCGGGGTTCGTCGGCCGCCACTCCCCGCGCGCGAGCACCGCGATGCGCTCGGCTTCGTTGATGTGGTGCTCACAGGCCGGACACTTCAGATACGCCGTCGCCGGATCGTTGTCCTGCCAGCGCACGTTCGCCCACTCATACGTGTGCAGGTGCGCGCAGCTCGGGCAGGGCACGAAGTACCGGCGCTGGTCGCCGCGGTGGAACCACGTATCAATCGGCGCCCCGACGAGCGTCGGCGAACTCAGCATGAGAATCCGTCGCCGGCGCTTGAAGGCACCCGTGCGCTTGCGCGCGATCGCGATGGTGTTGCCCTCGCCGGGGAGCTGATGCGGGTAGCGGTCGATCTCGTCGAGGACAAGGAACCGCGTGGGCCTGGCCGCGAGCGACGCGGCCGAGTTCGCGCCGCCGATCGCGATGCTCCCGCCCTTGAACGTCTTCTGCAGCGTCGTGTTCGACGCGTCCTTCTGTCGCTTGTGGCCGACGACCTCGGCCAGCGCCGGACTGGCTTTGATGACGGGTTCGAGCCGGTTCTTCGAGAAGTCCTCGGCCATCGGCTTCACGGTCGGCTCGACGACGAGGATCGGGCAGGGGTCGTGCTTGATGTGGTACGCGACCATGTTCACGGCGCAGGCCGTCTTGCCCCACTGCGAGCTGCCCATCACGACGGCCGTCTCGACGCCGGGCTCGTGGAAGACGTCGAGGATCCCGCGCTGGTAGGGGGCGAAGCTGGTCTGCCACTTCGAGCCGGCGAGCGGCCCGGTCGTGTTCACGATCTCGCGGTCGGAGAACTCGCTGACGCGAAGGCGCGGCGGGGGCGCGAACCCGGCGAGCGCGCGCCGTCGCACGATCTCGATCGGCGACGCGCCGAGGAAGAGCAGCTCGGGCGCCGCCGTCGGCGGGAGTGGCCCGATCTCGCGGGTTTCGACGTGTGTCATTACGTGTCCGTACGCGTGATGACGCGCTCGGCGTCGGCCAGGTCGACGAGCAGTTCGTGCATCGCCACTTCGAGCTCGGCCTCGAGGCCGGTCACGCCGCCGAGCGTGAACGCGCGGGCCAGTCGGTCGGCAATCATAGCCGGGCACGCGAGAATCCGCGCTTTGATCGCCTTCACGTCGTCGCCCCAGCGGCGCTCGACCTCGTCGGCGGGCAGCAGTTTGCCGGCGCGCATCTGATACCGCTGCTCCGACTCCATCGCCTGCGCGCGTTCCTTCCGCGCGCGCTCGATCGCGACCGATGCGGCCGGGTCGCCGCCCTTGGCCTGCGTCTCACGCTGCGCGAGCCAGCCGCGGACCTCCAGCTCGCGATACTTCGAGGCCTTGCCCTTGCGCCCGCGCTCGGCCGTGGGCATTCCGTCCTGCTCCCACTTCGTGACGGTCATCATGTGGACCTTGAGCCGGGCGGCGAGTTCGCGCCGGGTGAGCAGCTCGCCGGCGGCGCTCGCGTCTGGTCCCGCATCGGCCGACGACGCGGCCGCATCCAGGCCGAGCCGCCCTTCGAGGGCGCGCAGCTGCGCGGCGGCATCGCGCGCGATCGCGATGAGCGGGTTCGGCACCGTGTGCCCGCGCGAGTTTCTGACCAGCTGACTGGTCTTCGCGATGCCGTCCTCGGCCTGCCGCCACCGCGCCCAGAGCTGACAGTACGCCGCGAGCAGCTCGACGTCGACGGGTCCGCGCTTCTGGAGTTCGCGCGCGATCTGGAGCCAGCGCGCACGGGCCGCGCCGGCCAACTCCGGCGGCGGCGGGGGCGTCTTCGCGCTCATCGGGGGCCCCGGACGTGCACCCGTTACCCCTTAAGACCGGCAAGAAAGTGCCAAAATGCCGCGGTCCCGTTCACCCGCTCGGCGACGATCTCGGCGGAGAACCTAAAGCGCGGGGGGGTCCCCCTGTCTCGGCCGGCGGCGGCGCGGCCCGGCCTGGCTCGCGCAGGAGCCGCGATCGAGGTCGGGGTTGATGGAAGACTCGCGCGGCCGCGCGAGCGCGGCGCAGGCGGGGTGCAGGGGGTGCAGGGGGCCATCGGGTGCGGTGTCGGATTCAGACCGGCCACGGAAAGACCACGGGCGACGGGGGCGCGTTCTGCAGACGCTCGACCTCGCGGGCCTGCAGGCGGCGCCGCTCACCGGACAACCAGAGCACGGCGGCGATGAGGCCTTCTTCGCGTGTGATCTCGCCGCGCTCGACGCGCGTGCACATGTGATGCAGCACCGGGCAGTCGCGCGCGGCCTGCAGGACATCGGCCCACGTTCTCATCGCAGCACCAGCCACGGGCCGGCGAGAATCATCTGCACCGTACTCCCGTCACTGAGACGCAGCTCGCGCCACCGGGTCCCCCCCTGCTCGAAGTCCCGACACTCCAGAATCGTGAGGCCGTGCAGCCACGGCTCGGGCGTGATGGCGGTGTCGGGTGCGGGTGCGCTCGATGGGAATTGCCGATCGACGTGGCCGCACACGACGCACACGTGCGGCGGGGCGGGCGGGCCAGGAAGCGGGATGATCTCGGATCGCATGGGGGGGCCTGCTCGACGGGGCAGACGATCGTCGCGCGTGGTGCGCTGGTCCTCGACGTGGATGAAGGCGGGGGCCTGTCCGTCGATGATAGTGCGGCGGATTGTCTCGGGTCGCCACCACATGCGGCGCGCGTCGTCACCGTGCCAGACGACGTTGCACCCCTTGCAGCAGACGGCCCCGTCGTAGGCGTACAGCCGAGAGTGGCGACACTCAACGTCGCCGACGACGGGGTCGGGATCGGCGCCGACGGCGGATCGAATCGCGTCGTCGCGGGAGTTCGGGGAAGGTGGCGGTCGGTCCATACGTTCTCACGAGCGCCTCGCCCAGATCGGAGAAGCCCTTGCCGGTTCGCGCTCGTGCTCGTTCCAGAAGACGCGCTTCACGGCCAGGCATCCGGATCGCCAGGACGTTCTGCGCCTTGCCCGGATAGACGGGGCCGTCGACCGCGTCGAAGTGCAGGTCGGCGGCGTGCAGTCGGGCGAGCTGCGTGAGGATGTTATTGCGACTCAGTCCCGATCGGCGCTGCAGCCGCGCGAGCAGCTGCAGGCCGACCGGGGTGAAGTCCATTGGCACCTTCACGTGCGCGCCGGGAAAGGCGGACTTGCGGCCCGCGTTTTCCCGGCTGCCGCCGTGTTCGTGCTTCATGGTCAGATTCATCGTGGCACCTGATGGCCGGCGACGTCAATCAAGCCACGTGCGGTCGAGCGACACCCACTTGCGACGCTCGGCCTTGTCGTCGTGCGTGGTGACGCTCGCGTGCATCCCGTCGTGGCGCTTGAACAGCGTGCAGCGGTGGCCCCCACTGCGCGCCTCGCACCGATGCGCTTGCGGCGGCGGCTCCGGATTCGCCTCGGCCACCGGCGACCGGGCGAGCATCGAGCGATCGACGCCGTCGGCCAGTCGTTCCAGCGCGTGCGCGATGCGCGGCAGCGTGCTCTCGTAGAACTTCTGGCCCATGCGAGTCTGAAAAAACTGTGTATCGTCGGGCATCTGTGGCCTCCTTCGCGAACAAAGTGGATCGCCGGGGGGCTGGCGATCCACGGTCATCGAATCACCCCCGTTTTTTCAGGTGGGATCGCCGGGGGGCTGGCGATCCACTCAGCGGGCACGGGGGTGCATCCGCGCGAGCGCGTGACAGCGCAGGCAGGTCGGGTTCTCGGGCCCGTCGACCTCGACCCAGCAGGTCGCCGTCTGCCCGATCGGGCCCTGCGGTCGGACGCCGCAGAGCGCCGACGCGAAGCGTCGCGGCGCGAGCTGATGCGAGAGCGTCACCGGCACGAGATGCGTCACCGGCGGCGGCCCGCTGGTCGGCTGGTCGACCTCTGAGACGCGACGCAGCCAGCAGATCGCGAAGATCTCCGGTACGGCGACGTCCGGCGGCGGCGTGCGCGCGGGAATGATGACCGCGTCGCACAGGTCGCACGTCAGGCCGTCGTGCCAGTCCGGCTGCTCGGCATCCTGCCGGGTGACAACGGCGTTGCTCGTGCCCTGGCCGAGTCGCACGCGGGCCACGAACGCCTCATGCTTCGTGCAGACCGTGATGGTCTTGAGCGGGTCGTGCGGGTGCTCGATGAGAAACCCGATGACCTCGTGATCGTGAAACGTGATCGCGTTCTGGAAAATGTCTTGCAGCTTCATCGGTCGCCTCCTTGGACGTGGTCGTTGATGACCCGCGCGCGGTCTTCGGCCTCGCCGCGCGTCGGGCAGGTTTCGGTCTCGATGGCCGCGTCGTCGTAGCAGATCACGACGAGGAAGCCGCCGCTCTTCTTCGGTTCGACGTGCGCGCCCTTGACGGTGCGCGCGTCGCGGGGTCGTTCCTGCTCGATGGTGCGCGCCCACTCGATGCCGGGCGTGGCGACGGGGGCGCCGAGCGCCACGAACGCGTCGGGCGAGAGCTGCACGATCGCGAACGGGTACTGCGCGGTCGGCGTCTGCCAGATCTTCAGCTCGACGCCGGCCGCGTGCGGGGCGAACTCGAGGCGGGCCTGCCGGTGGATGCCGTTCCGGCCGGTCACGTCGAGCGTGATCGGGATGATGCGCGTGGTCATCGGATCCTCCCGTCGGTGTCGCGGATGGTTCGACCGCCGCGCCGCAGAATGGCGGCGATGCGGTCCAGCGTGTCGGCGTCCCACTCCTGCCCATCGAGCTGCTTGACGATCGCGTTGACCAGATCCGCCGGGGGCGCCGGCGGAAGTCGTCGACGGGTGATCGCGTTCGCGCCCTTCGCCCATGTCTTCGCGGTGGCGCGCACGGACGCTGCGGCACGGCGATAGATCCCGAAGAACTCGCGCCGGTAGGCGCCGCTGTTCCGCGTGAAGCGGAGCAGGTCATCCGACACGGCCAGGAGCACGTTGTAGGCGCCCCAATAGTCGACCAGTCGGCGGATTGTGAAGTGCAGGTCCAGCTCGTCGTCGGGCACGTCGGCAAGGCGGCTCACAGGTCCTCCGATCTCGCGCGGGTGCGGTACTCGCGGTCGACGGGGTGCTCTTCGACGGGCTCGTCGTCGTCGATCTCGTCCTCGTCGAGATCCACGATCGCGACGAGACCGGGCCCCGCGAGGCCGGGCAGGTCGGGCTGCTCGCGCTTGCGCTCGACCTGCTCGACGCGCTCGATCTGCGCGTTGATGCGATCGAGAAACTCCAAACATTCGAGCCGCAGCGCGTAGAGGTAGTCGAGCGTGACCGGATCGGCGAAGCTGCCGGTGCGGGCGTCGATCATCCGGAAGCGGGCATCTTGCGGTGTCAGATTCGGCATGGTGTGCTCCAGTCTTCGATTGATGGTTGACGGTGTCGTGCTCTTCAGTCGCGCGCGAGCGACTCGCCGACGTCCTGCAGACGCTTGGCGAACTCGCGCGCCTCCTTCTTCGTGTCGAACGTCACGACCGGCGGCGCCGGCGAGCCGCCCCTGCTCTTCAGTGAGCAGCGCGCCGGATTCGGTCGACTCGTCGTACTCTTCAATCTCGATCCACACGTTGTAGGTCTTGCTCATCGGATGCCCTCGACAATCTCGGCGACGCGTTCGGCGAACAG